TGACCAGAAAACGGGTGAAATGCGCCGTAGACCGGTCGCCATGCGGGATGCACATAAGGTAGCACTTGATCTCGTCCAGAGCCGTGAGCACCTCATAGACCGTCATTTTGAGGGTCAATCAGTAACAGAAGACAAAATCGAGAAGACTTTGGCTAATCTGGCCGAGCAATTCGCTAAAATCGCCAGTCAGGTCACAGCAAAGCCAAGCATGGAGATCACGGAAGTGATTTTTGGTCGAGAGACGGAGGAAAACACCGATGCCAAGAAAGAATCCTGATGGATCGCGAGACTACAGCTACGATACCAAGTACGAATCGTCCAAACAGCAGCGTCACAATCGAAGTGAACGCGTCACAGCACGACGAGAACTCACAAAAGCTGGTGTCGTCTCTAAGGGAGATGGTAAAGATGTGGACCACGTTAAACCCCTCTCTAAAGGCGGAAGTAATAGTCGATCAAACCTACAGGCTATCTCTGCTCATGCAAATCGATCCAAAGGGAATCGTAAATGAGGGTGACACGGGATGTGGTTGCCGGTTTTGTTGGCTCCATTCTGGCCCCAACGTTTGAGGATAGTTGCGCTTCTCCTTCATTTCACCAAGAGGTTTGGGATCTATGCTGCAGCGAGAATCGGTTTGTTGCTATTGCTGCTCCTCGTGGCCATGCCAAAAGTACAGCGGTGACCCTTGGGTATGGTCTGGCTACGCTACTGTTCCGGGAACGCAAATTCATGCTACTCGTCTCGGATACGGAAGCTCAGGCGTCTCTTTTCCTAGGCAATATCAAGAACACACTCCAGAACAACGAGCAACTGATTGAGTTATTCGGTCTGAAGAAGAATAGTCAGGGATTAGTTCAGTTTGTAAAAGATAGCGAAACCGATATCGTTGTAGAGTTCAACGACGGACACAGATTCCGAATTATCGCTAAAGGTGCTGAACAGAAACTCCGCGGTTTGCTGTGGAATAACAGCCGTCCCGATATCATCATCGGGGATGACATGGAGAATGATGAATTGGTAATGAACAAGGAACGTCGTGACAAGTTCCGTAAATGGTTTACCAACGCCCTGCTTCCTTGCCGTTCTGATAAGGGTATTATCCGGTTGGTTGGTACGATCCTTCACATGGACTCCATGCTGGAGAATCTGATGCCTAAACGGTATGACAAGGCTACTGTAGAAGAGCCCCTGCGCTGGTACAGCACCAAGCGTACCATGTGGAAGTCAGTCAAGTACCGGGCCCACACAGACGATTTTAGCCAGCTTCTCTGGCCTCAAAAGAAGTCTCCGGAAGAATTCAAGATGCTTCGCTCAGAAGCTGTTCGAATAGGGAATCCAGATGGCTACTCGCAAGAATATCTCAATATCCCAATTGATGAGTCCAGTACTTACTTCAAGCGAGCAGATTTCCTACCTCTGCGAGATGCCGATACTTCGAGGCCAGTTAGGTATTACATCACGGCTGACCTCGCCATCAGCGATAAGGAAACGGCTGACTATAGCGTCTTCGTTGTTGGGGCAGTGGATGAGGATAAACGAATCCAGATTCGCAATGTTATTCGCGAACGAATGGACGGACGAGAAATTGTGGACTGCATTCTTGCACTACAGAAACTCTACGAACCGGAAGCAATAGGCATTGAAGAGATGCAGGTTTCAAAGGCGATTGGACCTTTCCTCCGGGAAGAGATGATCAAAAACAACAACTATATTACGTTGTATCCTTTGAAGCATGGTGGCAAGGACAAGATCACACGAGCACGTTCCATCCAAGCCCGTATGCGAGCACAAGGTTGTAAGTTCGATAAACAGGGTGATTGGTACCAGACCTTCGAAGATGAACTGATGCGGTTCCCTCGGGACAAGCATGACGATCAGGTGGATGCATTTAGTTACCTTGGCCTTATGCTTGACAAGATTATCGAAGCTCCTACCAAAGAAGAACTGGAAGAAGATGCTTATCAGGAAGAATATATGGACTCCGGCCTCGGCGATGAAGGTCGCTCCGAGACTACAGGATACTAGATATGGCAATTAATGGAACACCCGGCGGGGCTTTGCAGGCAATGCAATCAGGCGCGCAAGGCGGCGGAGACGTTGGTAGCGGTGGGGCAATGGACCCCAATCGCGATCCTTATGATCTGGCCAGTATCGCTCAGCAACAAGGTGGTCAACAGCAACAGCAGCCTCAGATGCCTCCGCAACCGGATATCCCCCATCCTGATTCTACTCCGGGTCCCGGTCAGCGCCTCCGTAAGTATATTGAATCGGTCAATATTGCAGAAGAACTTGATGAAGAGCGCTTGCGCAAGATCGCTTTTGACTGCTGTGAAGGTTTTGAGATTGATCTCCAATCCCGGAAAGAATGGGAGAAGATGATCGATGCTTATACGAAACTTGCTCAACAGATCCAGGATCAAAAAGCTTATCCTTGGCCTAAAGCCTCAAATATCAAGTATCCTCTTCTATCTACTGCTGCTATGCAGTTTGCTGCACGTGCTTATCCAACACTGGTTCCTAGCGATGGTCATGTGGTTCAAGGACAGGTTATAGGCAAAGATCCGGACGATTCCAAGCAGGATCAGGCAGAGCGTATTGCAACCTATATGTCTTATGACATTATGCATCAGATGGAAGGTTGGGAAGAGAGCATGGACAAGATGCTCATCATGCTCCCAATCGTTGGTACGATGTTCAAGAAGACGTACTGGGACAGTGTAAAGAAGAAGAATTGCTCTCACGTCCTTCTGCCGAAACATGTTGTGGTCAATTACTGGGCAACAAACATCTGTCACGCTGAGCGTATCAGTGAGATTATCCCGATGACTAAACGGCAGGTTAAGGCCCGCCAGATGCAGAAGATGTTCCTTGATGTGGATCTTGGTGCTCCTCCGTCAGTTCCGTTCGACTCCAATCCGCGTCAAGCAGTATGGGCTCCGGCTAACGACGACACAACTCCGTATGAGATCATCGAACAACACTGCTACTACGATCTTGATGATGATGGTTACAGTGAACCTTATGTAGTTACGTTCCACAGGCAGTCCCGTAAGATCCTTCGTATTGCAGCCCGCTATGATGAAAAGACCATCCACTTTAATGATGACGGTACGCTGGCTTGCATCGATCCTATCGAGTATTACACCAAGTTTGGTTTCATCCCTAACCCTGATGGTGGTTTTTACGACATTGGGTTTGGTATGCTGCTTGGGCCTCTTAATGAGTCCGTTAATACTCTTATTAACCAGCTTGTGGACGCTGGTACACTTAATAACCTTCAGTCTGGTTTTATTGGTAAAGGTCTGCGGCTTCGTATGGGCGATCATCGCTTCATGCCCGGTGAGTGGAAAGCTGTAAATGCTGTTGGTGATGATCTGAAAAAACAGATCTTCCCGCTCCCCACAAAGGAGCCAAGTCCTGTTCTGTTCCAGTTGATGGGTACCCTCATCACTTCTGGTAAAGAACTGGCCTCAGTAGCTGAAATTTTCACTGGTAAGATGCCGGGTCAAAACACTCCGGCTACGACTACGATGGCTACGGTTGAGCAAGGTATGAAGGTATTTACAGCAATCTACAAGCGTATCTATCGGGCACTAAATGAGGAATTCTGTAAGCTTTTTAAGCTTAACGCGACGTACCTCGATCCGCAAACGTACGCATCGGTTATCAATGAACCAATTGGTCCGGACGACTTCGACGAGACAACTTACCGGGTTATTCCGGCAGCCGATCCGAATGCAGTATCTGCACAGGAGAAGCTCCAGAAGGCGCAGGGTCTGCTCGAACTACTCCCCATCGGTGTACTTGACCCCGTTCAAGTTATTGTACGAGTCCTTCAAGCGCAGGAACAGCCTAATTATGAACAGCTACTCAATCAAGCCGTTCAGCAAACGGGCCAGATGCCTCCGCCTCCGCCTGATCCAAAGGCACAAGAGCTTCAGATGAAGGCTCAAGCCCAACAGCAGGAAGTTCAGCTTAAGGCAGCATCTCAACAACAAGAGATGGAACTGAATGCTCGGGATAAACAGCAACAAATGGCAATGGCTGCACAAGAGCATCAACAAAAGATGCAGATGGCAGCACAGGAAGCTCAGATGAAGGCAGCAACGCAGTTGCATCAGACGCAAGCCCAAGTACAGGGTGAACTGATGAAGCAGAAGGCAGCTAGCCAAGTGCATCAACAACAGGTCCAGCATACAGAGCAGGACCACCAGCAGTCTCTGAAACAGGGTCAAGAGGCCCATAAGGCAAAGGTTCAGCAGACTAAGGAGATGGCCAAATCAGCGCACAACAAGCCCTCAGCGACTGGAAAAAGCAGGAAATAACTGTCGCTATTCTGTCAACACTCAAGCATCTGAAAAGTGTAAGTCTTGAGTATCTAGAGTTCAATGCCGGGAAAGATCCCACGGAAGATCGATACCACGTAGGCTTCATTGCCGGTTTGAATGCAGTAATCAACGTTCACGTCGAGGATCTCGATGGCATCGACGAAAGCGCAGACTAAGTATCGGCAAGCCCGTCCAGAGTATTATGCGGATTGGCACAGACAACGTAAGTATGGGATGTATCCGGGTCAATATCAGGCAATGTACGAAGAGCAAAAAGGTCTTTGTTATATTTGTCAGAGACCACCCAGAGGTTCCAAACCGTTGTGCGTAGATCATAATCATAACACAGGAGAAGTTAGAAAACTTCTTTGCCACCATTGTAATGTGGCTCTGGGTTGCGTAAATGAATCGGAAGAACTTCTTTTACAATTGATTAGTTATCTGCGTGAGCATAATGTAGACGACCTTCAAGAGGAGATTTCAGATGACAGTTAAAGCTGTTCTACACAGAGTGATTGTAAAGCCAGTTGAACTGGTTGAGTATGATGAAGTCGATGCAAAGCTCGCAGAGCTTGGGTTTATCAAGGGTATTACCGAAGAAACCAAGTACCACAAGTCACAGATTGACCAAGGTACGGTAGTTGATGTGGGTCCTACAGCTTTCCTTGATTATGTAAAGAAACATGATCTGGCTGTTCCCGTCAAGGTCGGTATGCTGGTAACGTATGCACGACACAGTGGTAAACATATCAAAGATGGCGATGTTGAGGTTGTTCTGTTGAACGACGATGACATTCTAGCGTATCACACACCCTCAGAGGAGTAAGATAGATGGCTGAAGATATCCAAAACACACCGAATGAAGGTACTCAGGTACCCGGAGAACTAACCCCTGTTCAACAGGAAGCACTCCAACAAGGTTGGGTCCCGAAGGAAGAGTTCGACGGTGATCCGGAACGTTGGGTAGACGCTGGTGAATTTGTTCGACGTGGTGAACTGTTCCGTAAGATTGAATCCCAATCGAAGGAATTGAAGGATGTAAAGAAGGCCCTCAGTGAGTTGGCAAAGCACAACTCCAAGATTCGTGAAGTTGAATATAATCGAGCCCTTGAAGGCTTGAAAGCCCAGAAGAAAGAAGCTCTTTCCGAAGGCGATGCAGATCGTGTTGTAGATATCGATGATAAGATCGATCTCGTAAAAGACCAACAAAAACAACTTCAGAATCAACTCCATCAGGAAGCGCAACAACAGACTCCTGAAGTCCATCCGGAACTAGCTGGCTGGATTGCAAAGAACCCGTGGTACGAAACTAATCCGGAGATGCGGAAGTTCGCTGACCGTATGGGTCTTGCCCTTGCAGGAGATATGTCTCCTACTGATGTACTCAAAGAAGTTGAAAAGGAAGTAAAGAGCCGATTTAAGGACAAGTTCCGCAACCCCAATCGTGATAAGCCGGGTGCTGTTGAAGGTGCTGTTAACCGTCAAGGCAAGTCCGCTGAAGCTGATCTGGAGTTGTCGGATGTCGAGAAGACAATCATGAAGACCCTCGTTGATGGTGGTCACATCACCAAAGATGAGTATCTCAAGCAGCTGAAAGCTGTAAAGTCCAAGTAATACCTAACCCAAGAGGGCGATAACAAATGAACCGCAGAAACGCAAACATCGAAGACAAGAATCAAGAGGCGACGAGTGTACGCCCGCAACGCGTCCCGGTAGGGCAGCGTCCTAAACTGGCCGTGGTAGGCAAAAATCCGAACTATGTTTATCGTTACGTGAATGATGTCCCCGGTCGTATTAAAGACTTTGAACGTGGTGGTTGGGAACTTTGTACTAATGCCGAAGTGGATGTAGGTAACTTCCGTGCCGAGGAATCGAGCGGAGAAGGTAGCCTTGCATGTCAAGTCGTCGATAGTGGTACGGGTTTGAAGGCTTATGTGATGAAGATCAAGCGTGAGTGGTTCGACGAAGATCAGAAAGCACAGGAAGCTGAAACTCGTGCTCAAGAAGAAACCCTTCTGCCTAATTATAACGATGGCGAATATGGGAAACTTGTTATCGACCGCTCTGGTCGAAAGTAAAACCTTACTAGCCATCTATTGTTAATCCTTTTTGGAGAAAAATAAATGGCTAACGTAAGTCGTGTTAACGGCCTCCGTCCTGTCAAGCATGTTGACGGTTCGCCGTGGAATGGCCAACTCAATCGTTACTTTGTGGCAGCCTCTGATACTTTCCCGATTTTCCAAGGCGACTTGGTTACTCTGGCAGCTACTACGGACACCCAAGGTCAAACGGTTATTTCTGGTGTTCCTTCGATTGGTGGTACTCAAGGTGCCCGCAAGTTCATCGCTAATGGTGGCTCGGCGGATACCGTAGCAGTTGGTGTGGCATGTGGGTTTTCTATTAATCCTTTGAACCTGAACTCGCCGCAGTTCCGTTCTGCATCTGTTGCCCAGTATATTCTGGTATCGGATGCTCCGGATACGGTGTATGAAGTTCAGTCGGGCGTTGCACCTACGCCTACGGATCTTAACGGTAATGCAACGGTAACGGACACGAACGTTACGGCTGGTGCTTCGACTCCGACGGCTCTGTCGTTGGTAACGGGTCAGTCGGGTATGGCGGTCGGTGCGTACAATAACACTGCCACCACGATCCTTAAGGTTATGGGCGCATCGCAGAAGATTGATAATGATATCACGTCGGCTAACTATAAGATCCTCGTGACGATCAACAATCATCAGTATAGCGGTGGCACTGGCACTGCTGGCGTCTAATTCTAAGGAGAATAGAAAATGGCTGGTATTATTAATAGTGCATCGTTTGCAAAGGCTCTTTGGCCCGGTGTAAATGCATGGTACGGTAAGGCTTATGACGAGTATCCGGTAGAATGGGATAAACTGTTCGAAAAGTTCACGTCGCGTAAGCAGTATGAAGAAGATGTTGGTATCTCGTCCTTTGGTCTGGCTAACGTCAAGCCTGAAGGTTCGCCGATCCAATACGATAGCGAACAACAAACCTTCACGACGCGTTATACGCACGTCGTCTATGCTCTTGGGTTTATCATCACCCGAGAAATCATGGAAGATGACCAGTATGATGTGGTTGGTCAGCGTAAGGCCCAAGGTCTTGCGTTCTCGGTCCGCCAGACGAAGGAAGTTGTTGGTGCTAACGTGTACAACCGTGCATTCAACTCATCGTATGTTGGTGGTGATGGTGTCTCGCTCCTGAACTCGGCTCACCCGAACTTTGCTGGTGGCACGTTCTCGAACATTCTGGCTACGGCTGCCGACTTGTCGGAAGCTGCACTGGAACAGGCATGTATCGATATCGCTAACTTCACGAACGACCGTGGTCTGCGTATTGCTGTTCGTCCTGAATCGCTCATTCTTCCGATCCAACTGGAATTTGAAGCTGAGCGTATCCTGAAGACGGAACGTCGGGTTGGTACGGATAACAACGATATCAACGCACTCCGTCAGACGGGTCGTTTCCCGAAGGGCATCGTCCTTAACCACTATTTCACGTCGCCGCTTTCGTGGTTCATCCGCACTGACGTGAAGAATGGTATGAAGATGTTTGAACGTCGTGGTGATGAGTTCGAAATGGACAATGACTTCGACACGGAAAACGCCCGCTTCAAGGCAACGTCGCGTTACAGCTTCGGCTGGACCGATCCCCGTGCTATGTACGGTTCGCAAGGCGTCTAATCACCCGGAGGGCTTCGGCCCTTCTCTTTTGGAGATTTAAATGGGTATTAAGAATGATGATCTCTTTCCCAATAACCCCGCTTATCCAGACGCCCTGAATATGGTTCGTAAGGACTTGGTTGTTATCGGTATGGCCGCTACTCGGGCTATGACGACTGCTACCAAGATTGGTGTGCTTTCGGCAGATTCGACGATGCTCGGCATTCGTTTCTATCCTACGACTGCGAGTAATGCTGGTACGACTGCAACGGTGACGTTGACGGCTACCTTCCTTGCAACCAATACGACTGTGACGTTGGGTACTGTGGATGTAAAGGGTACGACGAACTCAGCTAACGTGGAGGGTGCTAACTACTTCAATCTGGAACGTGCTCCGGCTGCTACAACCTCTGGTGATATCCTCATCAAGGCTACGTATGCAGAAACGGGTACGGCCTCGACGACGGGTGGTCCTTTCTACTTCACGATGACTTTCGTGCGTTAATCGATGCCGCCTCCGGGCGGCGTCTTCATTATTAGGATAAACAATGCGTCCCGTTACACTGTCTGTTACCGGTGTTGGTACTTCTCCGATTGTCCCTATGGACTTCCGTGCTCAAAACTTCAATATTGGTTTCGGTTGTGAGGTTACGGGTTCAGCGACATACTCGGTTCAACACACATTTGATGATGTGTATAATCCGGCCATTACGCCGGTGTGGTTTAATAATTCTACAGTGAATGCTGCTACCACTAATCAAGATGGTAACTATGCATTCCCTATTCGAGCAATGCGCTTGAATGTAACTGCTGGTACTGGTACTGTTGTTATTAATATTCTCTCTACCTCAGGTCAGGGCTAATTATGACCTCAGGCGTAACTCTAGTTACAGGGGTTTCTGGCGTTGCCTCAGTCCTGCAATCCCCGGTAGATAATTCAAATAATCCTGCTACAACGTCGTTTGTAGCTCAGCAGATTAATCGTTCAATTGCAGCTTTGCCTTTGAACCTCGCTGCTGGCGCAGGTGGTATTTATAATCAAAATTCAGCAGGTGTAGGTCTAACTGTCGTTGTTTTTGTTTCTGCTTCTCCGGGACCAGTATCTTCAATCCTTTCGGTTGTTACTGGAGGTACAGGATATGTTACTGGAGATCTGATTATTCTTCCGGCAGGCGGTTACGATTGTATCTGTCGAATTACTAATGCTATTGGTGGTGTTGTCCAATCCGGCGGTGTTCAGGTTCTATACGGTGGTACCAACTATACAACCAGTCTTCAGACTACTGCAATTGACATCCCTCCAGCAGGTCGTACTGTTATTCTGACAGGTACCCTGACGAGTAATGCTACGATTATCATTACCAATGGTACATACGCTAATGCATCTCGTCGGTCCATTTACTGTAACAATACCACAGGTGCTTTTTCGGTTACAGTCAAGTTGAGCAATGGCTCTGGTGGTTCAGTGGGAACTGGTGTGGTTCTGCCACAAGGTACGAATAACTCAACTGCTAAGTGGGTATGGACAGACGGTGTTAATGACACTTGGTTTACAACATAAGGAATTGACTAAACATGGCTGGCAACCAAAATATTACTCAAATTACGAATATCCAAGCGGTCTTTGATCCGACTACGATAATCTATGGCGTGCCTTTAGCCACTTCCTTGGACACGACTTTCACTGGTCAAGTCTTTCGTACATGGCTTTTTAATAATCCTACTTTCACCGGAACTGTAACGATTCCCAGTGGTGCATCGATTGCAGGATATGCTCCTTTAGCTAGTCCTACCTTTACTGGTACGATAGGTGGTGGATCGGCTTCAATTAATCTCGGGGGTTCTGCTTCGTTTGCTTCCATTCAGTCAACCCCCATTGGGAGCACTTCTGCATCATCGGGCTCCTTTACGACGTTGACTAATAGTGGTGCTTTTACAGTTAACGGTAGTATTTCGGGTCCAGGGATTACAACGCTGTTAACTCCCTACGCTACATTGGCATCTCCAACCTTCACTGGTACTGTAGTTATTCCGACAGTTACGCTAAGTGGTGGTACGATTAATGGTACGTCTGTTGGTGCAACAACTCCTAGTACAGGAGCTTTCACCACACTTAGTGCCTCTAGTACAGTTAGTGGTGCTGGTTTTAGTACTTATCTAGCGTCACCTCCTGTAATTGGAGGAACGACGCCAGCGGCAGTCAATGCGAATGGTGGTACTCTTCAGGGGGTAACTATCGGTACGGTTACTCCGGGTGCTGCTCAGTTCTCGACCCTCACTATGACGGGTCTTCTGACTCCGGTGTCAACTACTGGTATCAAAGGTACAATCACCAATGATAATGCTAATGCTGGTAGTATTGGTGAACATATCACAGCTACAGGTACTGCGGTTAGTTTGACAAACAATACTCCTGCAAACATCACGAGCATCAGCTTGACTGCAGGGGATTGGGAGGTTATGGGTAGTTGTGCGTTTAATCCTGCTGCCGGAACAACGATGTCATCCCTTGTTCTTGGAATCAGTAGCACATCTGCTACATTTCCGGCTAATGGACTGTCTGCACAAATTCAAACCACCTTTACCACAGCAACGAACCAGGGTTTGGTAGCGCCATCTCAGCGCTTTAGTCTTGCAAGCACGACCACTGTCTTTCTCGTTGCTCAGGCGGGTTTTGGCGTTAGTACAATGGCCTCAACAGGGACTATTCGCGCACGGCGTGTGAGGTAAACTCCATGTCACGTAATTATTTTAAATCCGGTGAGTGGAACGTCTTCTGTATGGTCTGTAATCGGAAGATCAAATCAGGTATAGCACTTAAACGTTGGGATGGTCTGATTGTCTGTCCGGATGATTATGAAAATCGTCACCCGATGGACTTCCTTCGATCAAGACAGGAACGTATCTCTGTTCCATTTACTTCAGATACCAGTTTTGATGAATTTGACGGACCGGATTACCCAACCTATCCTTATTGTACTCCGCAAGGTTCGAGTGGGGAACCTAGTTGGGCAGTTGCAGGATGTATGAGACCGAGTGTAGGATTTCCCAACGGACTTCCTGTAACGCCTATTGAAATTCCAGATGAACCTCTAGGACAACCGATTGCACTCATGTCTGGTGGCAACCTGCTGTTGATGACTAGTGGTAATTTTTTCTATGTGAAACTATAAAATGAATGAATTACACGAACGGGTAGCTGCACTTGAGGCACGCCAAGAACTCACTGAAGAGACATGCGAAAAGATTCTCTCACACGTAAAATCGATAGATGAGAATCTTAATAGATATAAGGGATTCATCGGAGCCATCTGGTTTGCTGTCTCTTGTGTAGGAATCTTCCTTAGTGGCTGGAAATTTATTCATAAAGGTTAAATATCATATGATGGGACTTGATGACATTATCGGACAGGGTTTAGCGATAATTAATAAATTCATACCCGACCCGGCTCAGAAAGCCCAAGCAGCTTACGAAATGGCACAACTCCAACAACAGAAGGAGTTTAAAGAACTTGATACAGCCGTTGCCGAACTTCAAGCTCAGACAGATACTAACAAGGTTGAAGCAGCTAATACTTCTCTTTTTGTTGCTGGCTGGAGGCCTTTCGTGGGTTGGGTATGTGGTTCTGGTCTGGCTTATCAATACCTGCTTGATCCCCTTATTTCATGGGCAGCAGCAATCAATCACTGGCCGATGCCTCCGTCGCTCGATCTTAGCACGTTAATCACCATGCTTGGTGGTATGCTTGGATTTGGAGCTATGCGTACGGTCGAAAAACTTAACGGGGTATCGAATGGCCATTAATATGACTTTTGTTGACTTCGTCACGCCTGTTCCAGCCGATTGGTTGAACAACGTGAATACCGTGGTCAACAATCAAACAACCTTCCCGGTTGTGACCAGTATTAATGCTTTACGCAACGTTACCAAGACCAATCACTCTACTGTTTTTGTTGCAGGGTATTATGGGATTGGTGATGGTGGTGGTGGTAATTATTTTTTGAATCTTGCTGATACTACCAGTGCTGACAATGGTGGAACGATCATTGTAGCGAATGACGGTGGGCGTTGGTATCTTCAATGGTTTGGTCAGGTTTCTGTACTCCAGTTCGGAGTGAAAGCAGATGCCGGTGTTACGGATAATAGTACGACACTGGCAAATTGTGCTGCATGGGTAGCTACCGGAGCAATCCAGAATAAGCTGTTCTTCCCGGCGGGTATTTACGGTTACAGCATTTCCCCCAATTGGGCTATTCAGAACGCTACCATTGAAGCTTATGGGGAGGTTCGTCTTAGATACTCTGGTATTGGTAATGCTGTTATTCTGGACACTGGTCCCACAATAAATACGTTTACATACAATGTAAATATGGGTGGGACAAGTGGTTTCATTGTTGAAGCCCCATCAACAGCAGGGCACGGTGTTTATGTTCGATCGGTCCATCACTCCAAACTCAGATTCAAAGTTGAGGGTGCTGGCGTAGCAAAAGATGGTATTCGTGTGGAATTCGCTGTCTGTACCAATTTCGATAATTGCTCTGTTACTGCAAATGAAGCGGGGGCTTGGTTTTCCACCACACCTCCTTTGAATGGGTTGCATCTGACTCAACGTAATACGGGTGAACAGACTTCCTACTGCAAAATGGACAATCTGGTTTGTGAAGGTTTGTCTGCTACGGGCGGAGCAGGGATTCTCCTTGAAAGTACAATTGGTAACAATTTCTACGGTGGAACATCAGAGGCTTGTTACTATGGTATCTTGACTGGCACGTCATCGTCATGGAATAAGTTTTTTGGTATGGATATGGAATCTAATACCCAGAACGATATTTTCGATCAAGGTGCTCATAATGAATTCCATAGTTGTGATACAGCTACAAGTGTGTTTATCTCTGGTGTCGCTTTGTGGCCTCATTTTGTCGGTGGTAACCACCAGCTAATCACGATTGGTTCTGGTGCGAGGTATGCCTCGTTTACTAATGTTGTTGTTCATCGTGTAACAGGAACAGGTGGATTCACTAATAATGAACCTACCAGTATATTCACTAACTGTTTCGATGCTCAATCTCAGACGATTGTTCCTTTGACTCAAGGTACTATCTCGACTCCAGCGAGCGGTGGAACCTACACCAATAATACTGGTAATACTCAGATTATTTCTATTGTACCTAATGGAGCAACCATTAGTGCAGTTACGATTACACGTAACGCAGTGAATAACAATCTGGCTACTGCAACTACCCAAGTAACCTTGAAACCTCAAGATGGTCTGACATTGACTTATACAGTAGCAACTCCACAACTGTACTTTTATAGCGAATAACGGACATGACGATTTCTGGCCAAGCAAACTGGAACTACACTCGCGATCAGATTATCAACGCTGCCCATCGTAAGGTGGGTATTGCAGTTGATGGAGCTACGGCCACGCCTACTCAGTTGGTGAATGCTCAGGAAGCTCTCAATAACATCGTCTTTTCTTTGTATGCTCAAGGTATGCCTGTATGGGCAATGACTACTACTTCCTTCCCTCTTACCCAAGGTGTAAATACTTATCCTGTGGGTCTGGGGATTGGATCTGGTACTCTGAATATACAGGCTCCTTTAAAGATTGTACAGGCATGGAGTCGGGATTCTAATACTCTGAATACAGATATTCCAATGAATATTTATACTCAGTATAATTATAATCTCTTGAGTACCAAGATTAATCAAGGGTATCCTGTTCACTTGTGGTATCAACCACAGAATCAAGCGGGTACTATTACCTTGTGGCCGACGCCTGACGCATACTCGGCGCAGTTCCGTTCAGTCTTCTTTGTATATCAACGGGCTTTCGATCAGTTCAACTCGGGTACAGATACTCCTGATTTTCCTCAGGTATGGATTGAGCCTCTGATCTACTCACTAGCACACCGCTTGTCTCCTGAGTTTGGTTTGCCTTTGTCAGAACAAGATAAACTTAATGAAACTGCTAATGCTTTGATTACCAACGCCCTGAGCTTCGGTACAGAAGAGGGTAGTCTCTTTATTCAACCTGATTGGGTTGTCATGGGAATGGGTCAGAATAATCCAAATGGGTATTAAACTACTATGAATCTAAAATTTTCTCAATTCTATGTAAAATTCCGAGCATCTGCATGGTTCCTGGCTTTCTTGGTGGGTACCTGCATTGGTTGGCTAGCTCTTCATTGGCTGTTCCATATGGATAAAGATCTTGGTGGTCTTAATATCTTTTTGTCCTTTGAAGCTTCTATCTCGTTGGCATTCTTCGCTATGGTAAGTGAGTTCCAGTACCATGAGCAAAAGAAACAATCTGACGCTATCCAGCAGATCTTGAATCAGATGGTAGTCAAGGTAGACGATATCAGTGAAGATGTGGATGAAATTAAAGAAGACGTAGAGAAAGCCTAATGGCCACGAACCCATACTTCACACAGCTACATACACAACGCTTTTCTTTCATTGGTTCTCCCCAACAACGGGACGGTACCTTTGCGAAAGATCAGCGTTTTGTGAATCTGTATCCAGAATTGATTAAAAGTCCCATCAGTGATGGTAAAAAGTATTATCTGAAGAAGCGACCCGGAGTTACTCCATTCCTTTCTCTGGGAGCGGGACAAGGTCGGGGAGTCTTTTTTTGGCAAACGAACGGAAACTATCTATCCGTTGTTGGTAATACGCTTTACTCCAACTCAACTCCTATTAAGACCCTCAATACTTCAACGGGTCCTGTAGGTTTTACTGAATTCCGGACGGATACAGAAGATGTTGTAGTTCTTTGTGATGGTTTTAATGGTTGGACGATTGGTGTGGGTAACGCTGTGAATCTAATCACAGACGCTAACTTCCCCACTCCCCACATTCCCAATCCAGTGTTTCTGGATGGATACTTGTTCTTGGCACATGCGAATACTCAAACGATTCATAACAGTGCCCTACAGGATCAGACTATTTGGCCAGCAGATGGGTTTATCGATGCGGAGATGTTCCCGGATAACATTGTAGGTTTATCCAAAGTTCAGAACTACGTGGCCGCTATTGGTGGGCAATCTATTGAATGGTTCTATGATAACGCTAATGCAACAGGTAGCCCGTTACAAAGAAATGCCCCTGCTGTTAGCCAGTTCGGTTGCCCCGCACCCCAGACAATTAATCAGACAGAAAAAGAACTAATTCTTGTTGGATCGACATCAAATGGTGGACGAACCATCTGGGTGGTTGATGGATTCCAACCGAAAGAAATAGCCAACGAACCTGTAAGAGAAGCTCTGGATCTGGAAGGTCCCTCGATCAATCTTGCTACTGCTTTTACTATTCAGTGCTCAGGACATAAGTGGTATATATTGAATCTGTTCAGTGCATCCAGAACGTTCGTCTATGATTTTGATGAACAGATGTGGCATGAGTGGAGTTCTCTAACAGGAACCCAGTTTCCCTTTGACTACGCTACAGATGCGGGTAATGGCTCTCCTGTTTTGATTGGCCAAAATAACGCCTCTTCGAATTACATGTTGTCTCCCACACAGTTTACGGATAACGGTACAGCAATCAATTGTATGGCTATCACCAGTAAACTGGATTTCGATACAATCATGCGTAAAAGAATCTTCCGTTTAAGTTTGATCGGAGATTCTCCTAACGGAATTAACAATACTCCTGTGACTGTTTATTGGTCAGATGATGATTACAATACATGGTCTTCTGGAACAACTCTTCAACTCAATGGGAGTTATCCAACGATAACTCAATTAGGATTTACTCGAAGACGGGCATTCAAGTTTGTTTATCAACAACCTTATTCTTTGAGACTTGAGTCTTTTGAGTTAGACATCATTCAAGAGGTGAGACGCTAATGGCAGCAGGAGTTCCGCCGCCGCCACTCAATTCCCCATCTGGGAGTTACTATTGGCTAGAGTGGTATACAAACCTTACGAACTTCCTAAATGGTACAAACATTCCTTGGTCCAATCTTAATTTTACTGGATCAAATATTGCGGATATCCAGTCAAGAAGTCACAACTCCTTGCAGAATATCCAAGGCGGTAATGCAACTGGTACGGCCACTCCGTCAGGAAATGCTTATCATTTGATTGGTTATGGATACTCTAATTCGGCTGGAACCAGTGTCTCAGTACCTCCCGGTTGGTCCGTATCTCACCCGTCTGCTGGGACTTATACAATAACCCACAACCTTGGGTCAAGTGTTCCAGATTACCAGACAGGTGCAACAAGTAACACATCTGGTGTGTCTGTAGCCTATGTGGATAATACTACTTCCTCTTCTGCTATCACGGTTCATCTAGTATCAACAACCAGTCCCTCTACAGCAACAGACGGTTCTTTTTCTTTTTGGATCGGGCACATATGATAAAAACAATCGTGGATCAAGAAGCGGCTGAGGAGATCGTTAAACTCGGTCACACCTTTATGAAAGAAGGTCGCTTCAAGGATCATGAGTATAACCCGGACGCTGTTCGGCAAGTTCTAATGGCAACAGTACGGATGCCCCAAAAGTATTTCTGTGCCTACGATGACAAGTTTCGGGGACTAGCCCTTATGGGTATCAGTACCCACTACTTCAGTACCTACAAGTGGGCCACCGATTTTGCATTCTTTGTTGTACCAGAACATCGAGGAAGTCCTCTAGCAATCCGTCTCCTACGAGAGGCGGAGAAATGGGCAAAGGAAAACGGAGCCTCTGAGATAACGATCCTTCACAATACTGGGATCAACACAGACAAAGCTAGTCGGTTCTTTAAAGGCTTTGGTTATGAAACAAAAGGACACATTTTCACGAAGGAACTGTAATGTGCGGATTGGTTGATGATGCATTTAGTTTTGTAAAAGACTCTATTGGGGAAGTAGTTTCTCACCCACTACAAGCTCTTGGTGCTGCTGCTGGCGTACCGGGATATGATCCTTTCTTTGGTGGTCTCTTTAACAAAGATGCATTGATCAGTCCCACGGGTAACTTCACATCCAGCGCCTGGAATGATATGTACAATGCTAATCCCAGTGATTCGGGTGCATTGGGTATGTTCCATAGCATCAATGATGTAGCAGATAAAGTAGCACCAGCCATTGCTGGTTACTACGGTGGTCCTCTTCTTTCTGGTGCAGCTAGTGCGGAAGGTGGTGCAGGAGCTGCTGCTCCTGCCTTTACAACTGGTCTGGAAGGCGCTGGTACTACTGGTGGTCTTGAATCTGGTCTTGGTGGTGCAGCGATGTTCGGTCCTTCTGCGGGCACTGGTGTTGCTCTTGGACCCACGGCTGCTCAAGGACTTGGTGCTGGTGGACTAGGTATTGCCGGTGGTGATGCTCTTGGCGGAACTGTCGGTTCGACCTACGGCAGTGCTCTGGGCGGTACTAACGTTGGTACTGGTTTGGGTACAGGAGCAGCCCTTCCGGCGGGTGGATCTACTCCTCTGAGTGGTGGCGCTGTTAGCGCTGAAGGTGGTCAAACTGCTACAGGTGCTGGTGCAATGCCTGGTCAAGGTCTGGGTCCTACCAGCTTTGAAGGAGCCGGTACAGGTGGTGGTGAACAGGGTGGTGGTAATCTCTCCGCCCTTTATGGCACATCCCCGGATACAGGCGGTACAATCTCAGCAGGAAGCCCTACCGGTCAGGTTCTTGGGCAAACATCTGGTGGGGTATCTCCCGCCCTTACTTCATCTTCGACAGCGGGCGCAACAGGAGGCGCGGTGGACCCTAATACTCTTCAAGGGCTGTTTAAGTTGTTCAATACCGGAATGAACTTCTGGCAACAACGGCAACAACAAGCATCTAATAATAATTATGCTAACTCCATCAAGGATATCTTTAGTCCGGGTGGAGCTTATGCACAGCAGATGCAACAGACACTGGCTCGCCAAGATGCTGCTCAAGGTCGTAATAGTCAGTATGGTAATCGTGCTGTTGAACTTGCTGCACGTCTTGCCCAAGGACAGTCACAAGCACTGGGTAACAGTAACTATGCTAATGCAGCTACAAGCCGTCCGGGTATGAATGCCTTGAACTCCTTGTTCTCTAACTTTGGTAACCCACAAGGGATCAAGCAACTTGAAGGTCTGTATTCAGCAGCTTCCCCTTATGTTCAACAAGGGTTTGGTGCTTTGTCTAATCTCTTCAGCTAAAAGGTGATATAAGTGGCAGGAGTTTATCAAAACGATGTGCAGAGTCTGGCCTCTATTGTAGGTCCAGCTTATGCTGCCCAACAAGCTGGTATGCAGAATGAGAATGCCAACCAAGAGGCTCAACTAACTAATCAGAAGTCTCTGGCTACCCTTCCTTTTGCTGGCCCACAAGCCGCTGCTGATGTTGCCAATAAACAAGCTAGCACGGGTCTACTTAGCGCTGAAGCACAAAAAGGTAACCTAGCCAATCTGTTTACTGAGGCTACCCAACCGGGTGCTATCAAGACAGCACAAGCGGAAGGTGCTAATAAATATTCGGCTGCACAAGCACAGAGCATTGCTCAGGTAGGACAGATTGCTGGTCAATTGGCAGGTGTTCTGGATCAGGTAGATCCTCAACAACGTGAATCCTTCATGACCAATTACCTGAATAGCAAGGGACTCAATCCTCAAGACTTCGGTCCTCTGGCTTCTGGTGATCCGGATCAACTTCGTAACTTTAGCCAGAAGGCTATCCAAGCAGGTGCTGAATATCAGACGAAGATGGGTGAGCAAGGTCTTCGTAATGAAGGTGCCGAAAATGTTGCACGGCTCAGTACTGAAGCTCGGATTACTGCTTCTGAAAATGCTGCCAATGCTCGTGTTCAAGCTGTCCGCATTGCTCAACAGACTCGCCAGATGTCACAGACATTTGAACAAGCTGCTGTTGCTGCTGAGAAGGCCGGAGATCATGCTGGTGCTCAACGATACTACCAAGCTGCACAGAATATCCGTCAGATGGCTGCTCAAACTACGGCAGGTCTTGTTGGCTTTGCTGCACCTAGCCCCGGCTTCGATCAAGGAGGTCCCGGAGCTAACATTCCTCAAGCTGGTGGTCAACCCGGTCAACCGGCTGCACCGGTGCCCACGGCACAAGGCACGACTGTTGTAGGCGATACTGAATACCGTCAGATGCCTGATGGTTCTTGGCAATCTCGTAAGGTCCAAAAATAACTATGGCTGACAGCGATAACAACAACGGTGGTTGGTCGGCAGTCCCTTCGGGGGCTGTTCCACTTCCTGTCCAGTATTCCATGAATGATCGAGCAATTCAAGCTGCCCATCCCAACTGGCCTACGGGAGGCACAGCCGCGCAGATCGGTATTGAATCGAATGGCGACAATAACGCTGTGAGTCCCAAAGGGGCTACTGGTGTTGCTCAGATGATGCCATCTACCTTTGATGCTATCGCTAAACAACTTGGTCGTAAGATGGATATCCATAACGTCAACGATCAGATGATTGCTCATCGGTACCTGATGCTCCAGAATCTGGATCGTACTGGTGGTGATATTAATGGCTCCCTTGCTATGTATAATAGTGGTCGTACTACTCCGGACAATCCTGAGACGACTGACTACGTCAATAAATGGAACCAGAAAGTCGGACAAAAAAATGTTGAAAGTCCCATCAATTACAACCCGGCACAAGGCAGTGCAGACGACGAAGGATGGACCAAGAGTGATGCTCCTCCCGGCTGGACACCTAGTGGTCCTCCGCCTAGCCAGCAATCGGCAGCCCGTGGTCGGGCGGATGCATTCCTTAACCAGACCAAGCAGGGTATTGATAATTCTGTAAACGCTGTGCAGGGTGCTGGTGAGATGGCAGCTAACATGGCATCTGGTGGTGCTGGTATGGCTGCTGGTGGTCTTCGTTCCCTCTATGACATTGCAACTGGTAACTCTCAGAACGCTGTTCAAGATATTGAGAATACCCAAAAAGCAATGACGTACCAACCCCGTACTCCACAAGGTCAGGCGTTTGCTCAGAAGCTTGGTGAAGGGTTTGGTGCTGTGCAAGGTGCAATGGAACAAGGTGCAGTTACAGCCCTCGGTGCTATTCCTTTCATCGGTGAAGACCTTGCCAAGAATCCTACTGCACAAGAAGTAGCCAAGACTGCTGCTGATGTGGTAGCTAACGTCGGTCCTATGCTGATGGGTGGTGAGGGACTCAAAGCAGCAAAAACTGAAAAGGGTATGCCCATCAAGGATACGGGTGCTGCTGGTGAACTGGATAAACTCCAGAAGTTGTATGGTGAGGGTACTCCCCTTGACCAACAAACGTACACGCCTACAGGTCCTTTCCCTGAAGGTGGTGGCCCGATGCAAGGTCAGCCTAACGCCGGTCCGCAACGTCCGATCATGGTGGATCAAGCAGGTACAGCTACACCCGCTGGTGTCGAACCTTCGTTCGAACAACTGGCGGCAGAAGAAGGTCGCCGTAGGGCAGAGCAAGTAAATACCCAAGCTCAACAACAAGCTGGTGATCTCTTCCCTGAAACTCTTGGTCAGAATGAAGCAAGTCCCTTTAATCCTAATCGCCTGGCTACAGGTGACTTTGATCTGACCCAACCCGGAGAATCTGGGGTACGTGGTGAGTTGTCTAATCGCCGTCAAGGTGAATTACAGCTTGGAAATGATGAACCCCTGCGCGTTAGCGCTGGCGGAGAAGTGTTTCCAGAAAGTTTTGCCTCTGCTAGAGACTCTTTACAAGCACGTCAAGCTGGTTTTGATGCCAATGGACAAAAAACTATTACGTTGAAAGATGGTACTCCAGTAACATTGGAACACTCTTTTGATGACTCTTTTGGGGCAAATACACATACTATTCGAGCAGTTGATGCGCAAGGTAATACTGTTGGTATTGCGAGTTTCGGTGGTAAGGGAACTGGTTTGGAACCTGGTGTTGAGGTTGAACCTGCTTTCCGACGAAAGGGGCTAGCCACTCAGTTATATGATCATGCGGATCAACTTGGGGAAATTCCCCCTCTTGAGTCAGCAAAGGCTATGCGTACTCCCGAAGGACAGGCTTTCCGCCAAGCTCGGGACATTATGAAGCAGCGTACGGATGCCTTATCAAAAACTCCTATTGAAGCTGTAGATCCGATGAGTGGGGTTAGTCACGCAGTGGAGGGTAGTCCGGTAGAGCGCGCAGCAACTCCAGAAGAGTTTACTCAAGCTCTGGAAACTTTGGCACAACGAGATCCTGAGAAGTTCCCTATGCCAAATGATGTAGAAAGAGCATATGGTCAGTATCAAAACATGGTATCAGGTTCTATTGGTCTGGATGATATTGCAAAGAAATACACTGAAGCTGTACGAGACGCTGTTCGTTCTGAACGTGTGGATAATCATCCCACAGTTAAGGCTAACCAATCTCGTGTTGAACGTCTCTCGGCTCAACTTGATGCAGCCCGTTCTGGTCTTCGGGCGGGTGGTTCTTCTACAGTAGCTTTGGAAAGGCAACTGAAAGAGGCGACAAAGACTCTGGAGAAGTCTAAGGACAATATCGCCAAAGCTCTTGGAGTTGACAAGGATACTACTCTCCCTTGGGAGCGTGATGGCACAGTCAATATGTTTACCTTTGGCCATCTGCCTGAATTGATGCGCTCTCTCGGAGCTATCCTGAAAGCTCTGCACGGTGTTGTGTTCCGTACTCTTGACAAGCTCCCCAAGAAGTTCAGTAATCTGGACTCAACGGGTAAGATCTTTGCTCAAGGTATCCGGGATGCTATCGCTCGTGAAGCATCTAAAGAGTGGCCTACCACGGTCAACGAACAACCCAAACAAGTATTGAATGGTGTACCGGGTCTGAGGGAGGGACTCAAAGACTACCTCCCTTTTGAAGCACGGGAGGATTTGTCTCCCGAGCAGTTGAAGCAAGCTATGCAACAGGCACCCGATCTGGCGTCTGGTGATAAGACGTTCCAAGGCTTTATGCGGGACAACTTCCTCACCGGTCAACAGCTTCAGGCGTTTACCCATCATCCTCTGGTGAAGTTTGCAGTGGAGACGATGGATCGTGCCTTCCGCAATTCTGCTCAATTTGTTCGGGAAAACCTGACTGGTAAAGACGGTATCCGCAATAAGGTACGAGCACTAACTGATGATGAGTTTGGTAGCGTCTGGCAGATGATGCAAGACAATGAGGGTGTACGTGAATTTACTCCTGACCAGATGAAGCGTGCAGGATTCAACGATAAGCAGATTGAAGTGTACCAGAAGATGCGTCAACTGGACAAGGTCAATCTGGATGCCCTTAACAAGGGCCGTATTCAAGCTGGTCTGAAGCCGGTAGAAGCTCGTATTGCTCACATTGCGGGTCACTTCCTTGGTGACTTCAAGCGTGTGATTACTGATGCTGATGGTAAGGTGGTTGCAGTCATTGCTCACAACCTGCGCAGTGCTGTAGATACGATCACCAACCGTGTAATGGAACAACTTGGTGAAGGTCACACTGCCGGTCCCATTGAGATGCGTAAGCTCAGTGAGGGTAATCAGGTAGACCGCTATACTGGCTATATGAATATCCTGAATGACATGGCTGAACGCTCAGATGTTGTGGCTAAGGTTGTGGATGCGTATCGGGAATATCTGACTAACGATGGACAGACAGCGATGAAGTATCGTGCTGCGTTCAAGTCGAAGGAAGGTGTGATTGGTGCAGAGGGGCGTAAGAGTTGGCAGAGCCAAATCGCTAATGCGCGGGAGGGGATGAAGAATTTCCTGAAGGCACAGGAAGCAATGCACACTTGGGCTAACACTCAAGAAGCTCTGGGTAAGATCAGTGAATTCACTACTGATCCGGAGATCTCTGCTCCGAATGCCAAAGCTGCGGTACAACGGTATCTGGATATTGTCCAACGTCGTAACCAAGGCCCTGCTTCTGATTTCACCAATGCAATGATCAACGCAGTTGCTGAGAGTACTGGCCTTGGTCCTAGTATCCTTCGAGGAGCATCTAGTGCTATCAAGACCAACCTGCTTACCATGTTCATTGGTTTGGGTAAATTAAGCCACTCATTTGTGACTCTTATTCAGCCGTTGCAGGGTATCCCAGTTGTTAACTCGTTGATGCGGGCTGAAGGTGCCAAACTAGGTCTGAAGCAGTTGACGGCTGTTGCTAAATCTTTTGCTAGTCAGATAGAGATCAGTAAAGCTCTTGCTGGTGGTGAACTGAAAGGCTTTGAGAAACGTGCTATGGATTATGCCAAAGCTAACGATACTCTCAACACCACGCAGTTCCAGTTTGGTAACTTGACGGATATTAACCGTAGCCGTCTAGGTGCTAATCTTCACAAGGCCGCTGAATTCAACGTTACTGGTATGGAAACAGCTACGCGTTCGTTTACCTACATGTACTACTCCCATATGCTGCGTGATCTTGGGTTGCCTGAAAAGGAAATCTTCCCGGCTGCTCACAACGCTATGCGTGATGTGATGGTGGACTATAACTCGTGGGAACGTCCCGGTGTCTTTGGGAAGATGGGTTTCCTTGGTGATCTGACTGCCATGTTAACTCGGTATAAGTTTAATCAGATTGATCAGTTTAGCCGTGCAAGCAAGTATGCCTTGAATGGTAAACTCGGTCCTATGGCTAACGTGATGGCTACATCGATGATGGCTGCTGGTGTACGTGGTATCATGGCTTACACTCTTGCTAACAGTGCTGTGTCTAATCTGACGACTTGGGCTGCCAAGAATAACTATATGCAGAAGCCTACCAGCATTGATGAAATGCTGTTACACTTCCTCCATGGTAAGAATGAGACGATGGCTAACATGGTGAAGTTTGGTCTTCCTGCCGGTCTTGGTATCAACATGACGGGTTCATTGAGCCACGCTGATGATATCCCGAATGATCCGTTAGGTGCGTTGGTTCCTCAAGCAACCCCGTTGGCTGAGTATGCTAAGTCAGCTTACACGTATCTCCATGATCCGAACTCAGCTACAGCCAAGGCGGCTCTTTATGGGATCTCACCTAACTCGGCGAGGGGTCCGTTGGAGAATACCATGTTTACGGACCAGAAGGGTAACTACTTCGATCCTAAGACTGGTGAACTCCGTACCCGACGTACCACGAAGGATATGGCTGTTCGTAACTTTGGTTTCCGTCCGTTGAATGAGGCTAATGAAGCTCTGACGACTTCGGTAAACAAAGAGACGGCAGTGGATCAAGGGGAAGTCAAGCAGGATATTATCCAACGTGTGTTGAAGGATATTGACTCTAACGGCAAGAAGGTTACTCCAGAACTGGTCAACAAGATCCAATCTGAATACTCACAGAAATACATTGCTAACAATGGAGATCCCAACGAGATCGTCAAGGCTGTCCAAGAACATCTTGGTATGGGTCAGGTTCGTACCGCTGCTGAACGTGCTCAAGGTATTCCAAAGGGCTCATTGCAATCGATCCTCAACTTCCAGCGTTATCAAAATATGAAATAAAAGGAAACTGTTATGTTAAGCTTCGCTATCGATATGACCTTCATCTTCAAGTGGGAAGGCGGTTATGTTAATGATGCCGTTGACCCGGGTGGAGAAACAAACTTTGGTATCTCCAAAAGGGCCTATCCAAATGTCGATATCAAGAACCTCACTCGGCAAGCCGCTCAGGATATCTATAAGCGAGACTACTGGGACGCCATCCAAGGAGATACGCTCGATCCTTCCCTTGCGTGTGCGGCACTTAACTGTGCAGTCAACATGGGTGTGGGCCGCGCTAAGCAGTTTCTTGCACAGACTAAGGATTGGGTCCAATTTGTATCCTTGTGTAAGAATTATTACCTGAATCTGATAAAACAAAAGCCCGCAATGGCAAAATACCAAGCGGGCTGGTTGAATCGATTAAATGATTTATCTAAATTTATAGAGGCCAATAAATAACATGACCACTGTTACTGACGTATCATTAGGTATTACCGGTAATGGGAGTGATGAAACAACCACCCTTCAGAATGCAGTCAACACTGCCACTACTGCGGGAGAGACTCTGCTGATTACCAAGGATATTCGCATCAATGATCAGGGTATTCTAATGCCTGATAATGCCAAGGTAATTTTTGATCGTTTCGCACGTCTCAAGCTCCTACCAACTTCGGTAGTAAATTACGATCTGATTATGTGTATGGGCAATAACATCACCCTCTGGAATCCGAAAGTAGATGGGTCCAACGAAACCAACTCCGCATCGACAGGTGCGAGTCGTATTGGTATGGGTATTGCTATCGCGGGTGGTTCCAACGTCACGATCTACAATCCAGAGGTTTGGAACTGTTGGGGGGATGGTATCTATATCCGGGGTTCATATACTGGAGCTAACACTCCACCAACAAATATCAAGATTGTTGGTGCCCGAGTGTACAACTGCGGGCGTGATGCTGTGTCGGTAGTATCTGCTAATGGACTACTACTCTCTGATCTATATGGCCAGAATCATACTACAGCAGACCCGGCAGCACTGATTGACTTTGAACCGAATGTTAATGGTGATGTCCTCCAGAATATTACAGTTTCTGGTGCGAAGTCAGTTAACAATACAAATGGTCTTCGATTCAGCTTTCAGAATCTGCCGGGAGCTAATCCTCAGAATGTCAGCATTGCCATAGATAATTTTGAAGATTACGGTAGTACGGGTCGAGCCCTTTACTGGCTTGCTCTTACCGCTGGTAATTACAGTATGTCAGGTAACATTACCCTTATAAATCCAAAGTTCCACGGTTCGGCTACCCAGATGTGGAATACTAGTTGGGATAATAGTGTTCCTGTTCTCATCACCCGCTAATCTTCAAGAACAATATCTTTAAAGAAAGTAACACGGAAGATCCCTAGATCACAGTTAATGGCGAATCCCAAATCAGGGTGGTCATCATACTCAATGCCTAGGGAGATTCCCTTAATAAAGCTGAATTGGAACATTATTTAAGTTTATCCTTCTTTTCAAGATAATCCAAAATCTCTGCAACGAACTTGGCCTTGGCTGGATCAACACAATCTGGAGCACCGGCCAACTTATCCAGTTCCTCTACCTTCTTGATAACTTCCTGCAACTTATAGTAAAGTTCCCAAGTCCAGACAGAACCCGTTGAATTATAAATAGGAAACTGTTGTTGAATCGAATCATGAACTGCACTAACAATACACATTAGATCACCTCGCAAAATCCCGCCGAGCACGAATATTCCTGCGCTCCCTTGGTTGTATCTTCCCCCAACTCATACCCATCAAACTCATTCCAGTCAATCACAGGGAATTCCTTGGAGAGTTTCTTGTATTCATCTTCTGTAATATCCTGATAAGGAGCTTGCTGATACACATGCTCACTATGAGGTAGAAAAGACACGCCCCCCACATCATCCAGATTACGATAGACCCAAGCTCCCACATCCAGCCATTCATGCTCTTTTACATAGACCGTAATAGAAGGATTATGTTCGCACCAATGGCGCTTAAAAGTAAGGTAATGCTCCAACTGTTCGAGGGCCGTGCGGTCCGATCGTGTAATAGACTTAGCAGGTGCAGCCACGGGAAAAGAAAAAACGAGGTTAGAAGCATTAGTAAGATCAACTTCACAAGGTACATTCTTATCCTTAAGGAAAGTTGCCAACGGGTCCTTTACATCAGCACGGACAGTACGAATGTAATGAGCATTGTGGCGAGGATGAATACCGGATGCGGAGTCCACCAACTGAGAAACAGTGCCACTAGGCTTAACAGTAGTAATGGCAGCGCTAGGATTGGTACCCAGTCGATCAGCCCATTCCATATTCGCTTTAATGGATTCATTTTTCATTTCATCCAGAAGGACATCGAGAGAGTCCCCACTAGTACCGCTAAGGACAGGGTGGTCCATAATACCAGTAAGACTAACCCCCAGAAGTCGCTCTTCTTCAGCATTGGTTACCCATTGTTTTCGGATGTACTTGAAATCTGTGAGAGTAGATTGGAAAGTTCCCAGGATAGCCGCCAATCGAACTTTTCGTTTAAGGTTATCACTAGTGTCTCCAGATCGTACAACAACTTCCGTGAGATTGCAGAATCCGAATGGGCGAAGGATAATTTCTCCGCAAGGGTTCGTTCCAAATTCGTGATCTGTTTCTCTACGTCCCGTAGCTGCTGCTTGCTTCTTTGCAGAGACTCGATTATAAACGCCTCGCTCTCCGCTCTTTGATTCGTAGAGGGCATGCCACTCCTTCATAAAGATACCAATGTCCGGCTTCTCAGTATATGCTACAGAGTTGTTCGCAAGAGCACGCTGACCGCTAGACTCCCACCAAGCACCGTTTTTAGCGTTTCGCATCCGCTCATCAGTGAGATTAGATAGACTAATGAGAGCACTGCGACGAACACCACCAACAACCACAATCTGAGCGATCTTACAAACAAGGTCGTGGCACTCCAGAGAGTTTAGCTTTCGTCCAGCGGCTTGCCGGAATAGGGCGACCGTAAATCGGAAAAGTTCGGCCAGTGGATCAGGTCCAGAAGCGCGACCACCAAATGTTCGGAGTCGTGCACCGGCAGGACGAATTCGAGACAGGTCCCATCGGGGCGCTTGGCCACTATATAGAAGTGCGACAAGTTGTCTAAAGGCTGATGCCCATCCTTGCTTACTGTCAGAGACAACAATAACTGTTTCGCTATCATGGATCTTCTCAGGCACCTCCGGTAGTTTATTGATGTACTGTCGTTCTACGGAGAACCCAACACCCGTACCATTCATGAGGATGAACATCACTTCATCGAAACACTTCGCATCCAGAATGGGGATGTAAGAACAGTTGTATCCAGCGATGTTATCTCGTTCAAGTGCCGGACCAGCTGTCATCAAAGCCCGCATTGACGGCATCACTTCCATCTTATAAATAGCGTCGTAGATTTCCTTGTACGGAAAGGTATCACCAAATCGACCTTTCCAGAAATCACAATATCGGGCTACCGTTTCTTCCCACTTCTCCCGACGACCTTCCTTATCCAGCCACCGAGCGTACCGCGACTTATAGACGTATGTTTGTAGGTTGTCCAATTACTGGCGTTCTCCTGTGTTGGGTGTACCATCCAGATACTCTTCAATGATCTCACGAGCCTTCGCTGTTGCTGCATACTGATCTCGAAGGAAGTCATCGATCTCCTTCTTGCGTTCGTCTGCAGTTGCTTCTACTTGCTGCTTACGCTTCGTGCGAAACTCATTCTTCTTCGTCATCTGAGAAATACTCAATTAGTTGGTCGTATTTTTCTACAATCTGATCAGTCAAAAACTCACAGAGTTCTTCACTGGTAACATCCAGCAGTTCTAGGATGGTCAACTCATCCAACTGCCCAAGCTTCTCAATTAGTTCATTCAGTGTCAGTTCGTTCGGCATCATTCAAGTCATCTACCTCGTAATATACATCGAAGCCCAGACGACTTGCGATGAAATGTTCAATTGTTGCACCCTCGCTCTTTTCCCATCCTTCCAGCATATAGATGGCATCACAATCTACGAGAGCCTTGATATCCTTCCGCATACAATCCAACCAGTCAGCATTTGGATCAGGATTAATATCCACCGGATTTACTACGATGTAGCCATCTGCTGTGAGATCATATGCTGCTGCATTGAACGCGGGGAAGTTAAGTTCATCATACCCCCGCATTGGACCTGCAATATAGATTTTAGTCATTTTTATGTAGGTCATCCAAGTCAGGACGGGTCTTCATCATATTGCTAAGAAACATCCAACAGCAGCCAACATGATCAATGTGAGGCAGACCACTCTCAGGATCAATCCGCTCTCCCCGAAGTAGCGCGAATACATGTCGTAGAAGAGCAGCCACCAAACGACTATAAGAGATACCCCCACGCCAGTTATGAGATGCATATTTCTTAGCTCCAAACGCTAGCACACCAGCAAGACCTTCCAAAGCAAGAGGATCAAGTAGATCAAGAGGCAACTTACCATTATCATACTTGGTTCCCGTAGCAGCGGGTTGTGGTTGGAGATCTTCTTCTTTAAATCCCATATCAATATGCTTGAGCGATAGGCCGTCCCGCGTGATCGACCAGAGGTTTATAGGTGGTAGCTTCAAGTCGTGCCAAACGACCATGGATATCCATAATAGCAAGTCCAAGGGTACTGAAAGCCATAGCGTCCGATGACTGGAATTGTTCCAGATCCTTTCGTTGAGACGCTGCACCAGCCATCAATACCAGTTCTTCAATACGTTTCCAGTCTTCAGTGTCAAGAGCCATATTTCCTCTTTAGGTAGTCAAGTGAAATAAAACATTCATCAAACTCACCGTCATTGACTTCGTGCAACATGAGGCATCCCCTCCAGTGCTTGTTACCTTGAGGACCCATGTAGTCTTCATCGTGCTCATAGCAACTACCAGCAATAATGGCAGTGATCCGCTTGCCGTCTGCTCGATATGCTGTTGCTACTTGACGACCTTGTTGATGCCCCGCGATACACGACTGGTGCTTCTTGTTTAGAATAACTTGAGCGCTTGAAGCAGCGCGACCGGCAACGCCGGAGACAAAGTAATGACTATAAGCAATACCATCCACAAGAGCCACTTCCAGAAACGGGAACTCTTCCCAACCAAATTCTCCAAAACCCAGGTCGCTGATTCCAATAGTGCCATCCAGTTTAGGATCAGAATTAACAGCACGAGTGATACGATCACAGTGGTTACCATATGTGAAGATCATCCTCGGTTTATACTGTTTCTTTCCATTCTTACGTTGGCGAGCATTATATTCATTCATGGGCTTCAACAAACGATCCATGCCCATCCGTGCTGCTTCAATATCTTTGACGTAGCGACGACCTTCAAAACTCTTCCGACCGACGTCATAGGAACTGAGGCTAGCCATGTCCGCGAAGTCACCTAGGCATACAAATACATCGGGTTGTTTCTCTACTACATAGTTACCAATTCGTTCTAGAAAGTCAGTATTGTCCCCCGGACGCAACTGAACATCAGGCAATACAAAATGTTTTGTCATTTATAATGTCGATTGATAGCACCACGCCGACTATTCTCAGAATGAGTAACCCATTCCATATTATTCTTTCGTCTGTATTCTCTCTGATAAGCTAGACGATCAAACGTCACTGCATCTCCTCTGGCGGATTGTGTAGATCTTGTGGATCAAAGGACTTCTGAGACACAAAAGGACTGGTAGTTGACTGGAAGATAGCATCCAGTCCACATTCAATCACAAAGGCAAGTTCAGGACCCTCTAGCACCCCCTGAAACACAACACTACCATCTTCACGTTCCACTACTTTTTTGATTTGCACTTGAACCATTCCTCCGGGATTGTGTCAATCGTTGCCCAAGGGATGTTGTGCTTCTCGCAATAGTCTGCGTAGCTCGTCTTAGATACTCGATTGAGTTTATTGTTTGGATTCTGGAAAACCATATAGATCGTTACATCAGGATGCTGCTCACGTATATACAGATACTTGGCTCTGTCTGCGGCCTTCCACAAGCCCTTGGTTTCAATAAAGGCTGTGTCGTTGATCTTCCAGTCGGGGGTGTAGGTATGAACTACAGTGTATTTTAGTTTGTTCGTTTCATACTGTAGTTGAGGGTACTTAGCTGCAAAAGTCTCTTCAAACTTACTCTTGTACTTGCTGTTCTTCTTCAGTCGGCGGCGTCCACTCATCCAATTCCTTTCTCCAGATATACAGGAGTTTCATATTACGATGCATTTCTTCTAGCCTCTCATCACCGTAAAGGCGTTTACAAACCTCGTAACAATCAAGCTCAGTCGTGAGGTCATCGATAGCTCTTTTTGACTTAACGGGTCCAATACCACCCACGCCAGAAATCCCATCAGTGGTATCACCAGTAAGAAGCTGACGGTACAGAGAACGTACTCCGTCCATAGGAGAAACCAATGTCCGTTCATTCTTTCTCCAGTTAAAGTGATAACCCGGCACTTGCATTAGGTCTTTATCGATAGAACATATGACCGTAGTTCCAAACGGCTCACTAGATTGCTCAATTCCCAATCGATCATCCGCTTCAAATCCATCGGTAACGACTGCTCCCCATTCAGTGACGAGATGAGCGCGAGATTCTTCAAGATAGATCGGTTTCGGCTTTCCCTTTCTGTTAGATTTATATTCTGGGAAGATGTCATATCGGAAGTTGTTGGAACCCGTCAATACAGCCAGATAGGAATCACTGTCCGTTGATTCGATTATTCGCCGCATAAGGGCATCGATATCGGCTACAGTGGCTTCCCATCCGAATGCTTCATTGTACGCAGCACAGGAAAAAGCTACGATGTCCGCGTCAATGAGTGCCTTCAATGGAGTTCAAACTCCTGCTTGGTGAAATCCAGTTCCATAATCTGACCGGCCATGATACGGGCATCTACCGGACTAGCGTACACTCCAATATGATTGACAGTTCCTTCATCGTCCTTCATAGTGAGAGCATATTCAAGCTCAGCAGGCGGCATCGGATCTTCATTACGGCGGAAGGTGTACTTAACGCGGGGAGTGATGATGAATTTCACTTGGTCTTTCCTTTATTTGATTTTCCTGCTTTAGAGAGGGCGATAGCCACGGCTTGCTTCTGTGGCTTGCCCGCATTTTTCTCAGTTTTAATATTCTGAGAGATTGTCTTTTGATCACTTCCCCGTTTCAGTGGCATCCTTAGCCTCCGTGACAGCCTCTTGTACCTCTGCCGTAGCTTCCGGTGTAACGTCCTTAAACAGAGCCTCTACACGGGCTTCCAATGCAGCAAGCTTGATCTTGACTGCTGCTACTTCCGTCTTGATGGTCTTAAAGAAATCAAACATAGTTGTAAATACCTCAATGAATTTATAAAGAACTACCATCTTCTCTAGTAAACCAAAAAGTACATCAGAAGGGAAGGTCTTCTTCAAGAGATTCAATGTCTTTCCCAACAACTTCGGCAGTACTAGTACCAGAATCCAGAACGTATGCTTCCAATTGTTTAGCCAGACCAATAATCTCTCCCGCTTCAATTGCCTTCTTTGCACCTGCACTCAGAGCCGCCACAGCTACATTCAGGCTTGACTGACGAATGATGTACACCTGCTTCTTGGCTCGTTCCTCCGGAGTCTCCCAATTGCCCTTCGTTACAGCCCCAGATGCACCATTGCTTGATACAGAGAGGGATGCCGTGGGGGCAGAACTGGTCGCCGAACCTTTTGCTACCTTGATCCAATCTATATAACCTTTATCATTTTTAACTGTTTCAACTTCCCAGACGCTCGTGGGTGCAGCCGTAATAAGGGCCTTGAATGCTTCAGAATTAGCCCCAAAAGACATGAGCTTTTTAGCCTCAACCTTGCCTTGGAATGTCAAATTCTTATAGGCAACCTCCAGTTGCTGATAACTACCTTTTGCAGTTGGCTTGGTTTCTACACTCGTAGACAGAACTTGAATCGTAATCGCCATTAGATATGTTTCCTCTCGATGAATTCCTACTCTATGTATATAATCTTATCTTATCTTAATACCTAAGTCAACAAAAATCTGCATTTCGGTCAACTTTTCTGCTAAAGCAACGGTCTATCGACCTTCTTCATGTCAAGCATGTTGGGACCTAGCTTTACTTCCGCAGCGAGCGGAACGTTCCAGTTGCACTTGAAGCATCGGTTGATGTTTTCAACGAGATCGTCGAATACCTCGTACATCAACTTAACTATCTGCGATACATACTCGCCCGCAACATCTACAACGACAGAATCGTGGACTGTTGAAACTAGCAACGCGGGAATCCCAGAAGCCTTTAATCGCCGCCAGAATGAAATGCGAGCTACCATCATCACATCGGCACCCGTACCCTGTACAGGATAGTTGCTCAGTATCGTCCAAGGAATTTTCAGGTTGCCCCGATAATCCCGCTTCATGTTGATAGTCCATTGTCTCCCCGTAGGTCCAGTGATGGGCTTACCACTTGTAACTAGATCAGCCCATATATGATGCTGTCGATCCAGCCCAGAGTACTTCCCATAGAACTTAAGCCCAACATTATCCCAGAATTTTGGGTCTGTCGATACATGCATGAATTCTGGGTCGTTTGCAAATGCATATCCTGATCCTCGGAAGATGGTTCGGAACAGGTAGATCTTTGCAATGAGTCGGCTAGGCAGGTCAAAGGCGACTTGGTTGAGCGAGTGCGCATCTGCGCCTTCAACAATCTCCTTGAGGCCAACCTCGTCCTGTGACAACTGAATGGCTGTCCTCCATTCCAATTGTGATGCATCAAGTTGGACAAGCATCTAACTCCTATTAGGCAGGGTTGTTTGCAAGCCACGTAACCAGCACCTGTGCCTGTTGTTGAAGGTTATTGAGCATCGGTAGCAGGTTATTGATATCTGCCTGATACGCGTTGATCTGGCCTTGAATGGTATCCAGTTGGCATTGAACTACATCATGCATTGTCACTTGTAAACCTCGTTATAAAGATATCCTGTGCAGCACCATCAAGGTTCTGCAGGTTAGGGTTACTACTACTCAGTCTGCCTGTTGCTGCAACGCATTGATTAAATTGGCCATGCAGCCATCCATGTTCCCAGTTTCCGTTAACGTTTGCCCGGACCAACCCCCGATAGGTCTTGCTAAGTAGACTCTCCAACCGTACTTGCCGTTGGATAAGTTCCAGAATATGTCGAGTCTTTTTATTGGGCTTGAGCTTGAGTAGAACGTCAGCACCTGTGGCGAAGAATCCGGGCTTCTTGAGTTCGCTTCCTTTGATTGGTTCAACGAGTCGGGGTAGCTCATGTTTTATTTCCACATTTCGGTACTTTGGTTCGCCGCTTCGCTGTCCGGATTTGAAAAACCCAATGTGCTCCTTACCTTCCTGTACAATAGTCCCGCCATATAAAAAAGCAGACAGATGGTCCCCAGAATTAAAATTGAGAGGGACGTCAGGATATATGCTACCCAACTCATCTGAGATCGTTTTAATTTCTTCTTCAAGTTTCTGAGCGCGGTCGTTACAGAGTTCTTGATCAAACTTGAGTCCATTGTCCTCCATAGTTGCTAGGATTAAAAGATCCATCCCTTGGAGATTTACCAGACGTTTAAATTCTGGAGACATGGCCTCTTGTTGTTTATAATATAACTGTAAAGTTTTCTCTGCATCTACCCGAGCATAATCTTCAAGTATCTCCCATGGTATCTCATCTGTATTAATACCTTTATCCCAGTACTCAAGTTTAACCACATCGATTTTATGCCCAAGATTATACTCTATTAGAGCTTCTTCCAAACTTGGATATCTATTAGTTTGATGATGATTAATAAACTGAGCTATTTGAGCATCCCATATCTTACAATTTTCTGGTAACTGTAAGCCGTACTTCCATAACCAAGGGATATCAAACTTACAGTTAAACCCAACGAACACAGAGCACTTAGAAAGTTTCTCAGCTAGCTTCGCAATAGAATCATCGTTTACTTGTAATGCACCAGACTCTGTTGAATCAGCCCAACTGAAACACACCATTTTGTTTCTTGGATCATAGACACGTCCATTATTGTGGATCGTCGTTTCCGTGTCCACACATAACACTGTCATGAACAAAATCCCCAAATAGTTCAATTGCCTTGTCGTTATAAGCTTTACGTGCTTCTTGTAGTGTCTTGTAAGCCCCTATATGAATTCTCTTATTATTGTAAACTATCCTCGCTTCATATAATCCGCGTCGAAAAGATACTCCATCCTGCTAACTCACCGTCTCTATAAAATCGCCCATCAATTTCATTGAACTCTAAATTACTCATTCGTATGAAACCGTAACCGAAACATAAAAATTGATACCTTCAATACCACGATCCTTGAACTCCAGATTGTATCCCTCGGCGTTACCGTGTGCTGTCTCTTCATCGTAGAAGACAGCTACTGGAATAATATCTTCCTCTGTCTTTCGCATTACAACATACACCATCCGTGATTTAAAACTCATAGATCCCTATACCTCGCAATGGTAGGTTCAATCAACGTTTCCCAACGACCGTGGCGCATATCCTGCTTGCTGTCTGCATCCCCAACGAGTTTGTTTTTACTCAGGTGCATAAACCGCAAAGCATCATACCCCGGAGCATTTACTTTTCCGATACCAAGAATCCAATCCGCTTCAGCTTGTTTGCTTGTCTTGGCGTTAGCCACATTGGCCATGGTGAGCCAGCGCTGGCCCTCCCCACTACCATCAGCTTGGCATACGCCGATGACTGGGCAATATTCTTTCGCCAATTCGCGGGCCCATATGTAAATCGATCCCAACCTAAGATCCTCGCGATCATTGTCAAAGCCCTTGATCTTGTCGATCTGATCAAATACAACGATCGAAGGTTGGACCTTGGCGACAATCTTTTCGACCTGTGCTTTCGTGATGGAGGCACTGTCGTACAGCTTGATCTTACCTTTCGTGAGTTCATGATACCGTTTCCTGTTTCCTTCCAGATCACTGAGCAACTGCTCCATCGGAATACCCAATGCTGCCTGATAGCATCGGAGCATCACCTTGGAACCCTGTTCCTCGTTATTCAACCAGATAATCGGTTGTGCAGCCTGTTCAGCAAAATAAGAAACTTCGCTAGCAAGGAAAGTGGTTTTCCCTGTTTCTGGTCGAGCAAATACGAATCCAAAGTCTCCTTTGCGAAGGGAGCCAAGAGCCGTATTAAGAGAACCAAGACGCCATCTAAGGCCCTCCACAGTACGACTTGTGTTAACAAGCTCAACAAGGTCATCAGATACGAAATCAACTTCGTCGGTATCATCACATGCTGTACCTTTCTCTTCTTTTAATTCTTCGAGTTTAGCAAGTACATCCTCAATCTTCTTTCGACCTTCAGAGGCATCGTATGAATCCAGAGATACTTCACGGAGTAACCGGGTACGCCTCATGGCGTGGATCAACTCACGAGTGCTCTCTACACTGGACTCGTTCTTTCGAACGTTGTCGAATACTCCCTGAAAGAATTCGATATCCTTTCGGTTAGTTGAGAAATACAGATTGCTTAAGTCATCTACTGAGAGGGATGGAGCTTCACTGGAACCTTCGAAGTGGGCATCGATGGTACGGATAATACCCTGTAATTCCTTGGATACATCCTTAATATCCAGAAGCTTTCGATACTCCAGATACTGATCTTTGTTTAGTAATAATTTGACCAGAGAAATATCAATCAATGAGCGTTGTCCTCAACGCGATTGGCATCGCTTATATAATGTCCGTTAACTAGTCTTTTATTTTTAATAAAGTCTTCGACGGCTTGTGTTACGTCTTCATTACTAAAAGTTGCTTTTTGTTGTCGCGGTTCTTCTTTTCGATAAAACTCTCCGAAGTTCTTTTCTGCTAGTTCATCATACCGTTTACAAGCTTTTTGGTATGAATAAAAAGGTCCTTCCGAAACCCTCTTACCATCAATATCAATTCGTACTTCCCACAAATTAGTTACATGGTTTTTAATAACTCCTTTCATACCAGTAAAGGAATTATATTTACGACGTTTATTCTGAGCGTTTTGTTTAGCAGAAGCATGCCGAAGATTATCCCATTTATTATTACGGGGATTACCATCCTTATGATCTACATAAGCAGGAGGAAAAGCACCTTCCATAAAAAGGAAAGCTAGTCGATGCGCAGCATACCCTTTACCATCAATACTGATAATTCGATATCCTGCTGCTGTCTCAGTACCAGCAGGTACATTGAGATCTCGTCCTTGTTTTTCTTGTAACCACCAGAAATTACCAGACTCAGGATCATATTCTATAATATTTTTAATATATTCCTGCAGTCTATTATTTTTATTATTCATTATTATTGGTATGTATGCAAACAGAAAGAAACAACGTAGGGGAGCCGTAGGCGACTCCCTTTCGAAGAAAGAAAGAATAACTAGTCTGACACGTTTTAATGCACTTGTCAAGCTTTTCGTACTTCTCCTTACTTTTTATCCACCCTCTACAACATGGTACCACATTTTCAGGTACTTGTCAACAGGACTTCTCCACAAGATCTACACTTGTAAACAGGTGGTACACTACCCCAATCAATCAGTAGCCAAGGTCTAGGGTGTGTACATGGCTCTGTCGCTTGCGAGGAAGGCTCTGGTTGGCTTCGTTCATCTGTATCCACATTTACCCCTTACGCATCAGGTATAACCGCTCTGGAGCCCTTATTTCGATTCAGCGCCTTCGTACAGTGATCCTGCTGGAAGATCGAGAGGAAGGCACACATTCGACAGCCTCCACCCCATTTACCACCCGCTTGTTCGGACAGGGCAGCCTTAGCACATCGGCTAGAAATCGTCTCATCCGGATCTCCACCCGCCAGAGCGTTACCAAAACAATCAAGAATAACCAGTACATTCTTAATATACCCGTCAGTGTTTAAATAATGGTACTGATTCAGTATTGCTTTTATCAGTCTTACAAGGGCAATTACCACATTCTTTACATACAGAACCATTATCTTCATTATCTTTTTTCTCCGGAAGAGGATGACCAAGTACTACAGGACCATTATTGCTTTGCATTAAGTACCTCATCAAGTTTCTTATCATCGAAGATAATATCGATTAACTTCTGTGCTGTCCTAATACTGGTTCCGATTAATTGTTCCGCTGTGTAGATATTACCCGGATTACTAAGAGTACTACCAAGAATACCAGAAGCATATGCAAGCAACCGCTCCCGATCCGGATTAACTTTAATAATTTCTCTATTAGATGCCATACTTTCTCACGCAAGATGTTGCGACGACCACCCACGGAGAATGGTCATCATAACTACGAACAGGGTTATCTTTGAAATAATATTCCATATCCTGACAATCAGCCAATGGAAAAGATTCCCTGTCCATCATATATTTATGCATATCCCCTGTCCGGGGGTCCAGTAATACCAACACCAGAAAGAATTGTGCAAACATTTTTATTAACCATTAATTTGTATATATTGCTTGATCTCGCTGACCGGGTAATCTTTAGGGTCAAACTCTGTGAACACCACCTTCGAATGCATCCCAAGCATAGAGGCGTTTGTAGCGATTGTACGGGCTTCGTTAAGCTTGTCCTCATCTAGCCATACCACCACCTTACTGTACAGCTTACTTAGCCTTGTGAGCTTTTCCTTTGGCATCGCTGCACTAAAGCAAGGTACTCCGTCGACACCTGCGTAGCTAAGCTTGATTCCGCTGATGCAGTCTTCAACAATACACGCCGTGTCTCTCCCTTCAGCCGTACTATACCTTGCAATAACATCCGTTGGTGAGCCTCCAGTAAAGAATCGACCTTTGTGGGTGGTGCCTTTTCGGAAATTACGGGCTTGCCACAAGACCACGTTCTGACCTTCTCCAAAAAATCTGTATATGAGTTGTTCACGGCTTGGGCTCCATACAACGTTATGATTAATCAAATCCACCGGAGTGAGATCATACTTACTGATCCAGTCAACTACACAAGGTGGGTAATAAGAAACACAGTCATCAGGAGTGGGTCGTACACTATCTGACGATTGGCTCTTTCGTTCCACAGGCTCCTTTGACGCTTCCACCACCTGAGATACTCGGCTATGTCTTGATTCCTCCGAGGCTCGCTGGAAGAAGCCACACCCAAAGCAGAACCCCGATCCACCCTCATAGAGGGCAAGATTGTCTCGTGAATTACATCTCGGACAGGGTGCATGCCGAACAAATCTGGATTGTACTCCACCATACATATTTACTCCATCTTGTCAAGTAGATCTTGAACCAACTGCTTCAGTTCTTCTCGTTCATATCGCAGATAAGCATTCGGCGTGGGTATGGTTGTGCCCAAATCCTTTTTGCTGAACAGAGTCGAATGTTTCTTTACCGTTGGAAACTCAAATACCATGAATGCCGTGTACTTTGTCGGATCATTCCTGACATTGTGAATCTCCGTGTGCTTCTGGAAATGAGACTCTCCTACTCCAAGAGTCTCTGCCTTAACAACATCAAGACCAAGTTTACGCAAAAACTTCAACTTGATCTTGTGCTCCTCATTCTCTGGATGCAGTGCTGAAATCAAGTGATACGCGTTAAAATCTTCGCGATCATTGTTGACCCGATACACAGTGTTCACAATCTCTCCGTTCAACACCAGAATCTGGCTGTCATACAGATGATTGTGGATCTGCACATTTGTGGTATCCAGATCATCCTTAGGTTCCACGATGTACAGACGAATGGTCTGATGTGGAGTGAAGTCGAAACACACATAATTCAAACCCGGAAAATGGAAATTCTTGATGGAGTCCTTCACCATCTTATCCAGATTGTGTTCCAACTGAAGGCTGATCCACTGCTTCCAGAAAGAGTTCATCCTATTTACCTCGCTTAACTGGTGTAACCAAGATCGACATAACTTCGGGTACTGTGACGTAGTACTGACCTACATTCGTATCCCGATTGGGAGGAATCTTGTCCCAAGAAGTCTTAATATTAGTACTCGCCGTTTCCCGGGCTGCATTCTGTGCGTTCTCAATTACGTTTGTTGTCATTTCTCTAGCCGCTTTGACTGCGGGACACCGACAATTCGGATTATCGCAGTCCGTGTTTTGCATCCAATCCAGACGGTTAAATTTAACGTTACACGTTTTACATGTGATCTTGGGGCCGCGATTACTCCGACTCATTTCGTCGACCCCCGAAGACCGATTGTTGATAGTCCCACTCATCCACCACTCCATCGCGTCCGTTAATTTCCTCTTCCTCGAACTCGTCGATGTAACCATCGCCCTCTTCAATGTCAGGAATATCTTCTGCCACGGTTGAGAAACAATGATTGCAGAGATCAAGATAGCTGCCAGTAGTAGCAGACTTTCGGGTAGATTCTCGTTCATTTAGTCGTTTATTACAGGCTAGGCAACGCATAGAAACGCCCTTTGTTATAGTTATTAATTAGACACGATCCCAGGGCATCGGCTCATCAAAGGGATCAATATCCCAGTTAAGCCTACCACCTGTAGCGGGAGTACCTTTGGGGGCCGCAGATTTTTTTGGTGCTATTTTTTTGACCTCCCGAGGCATTTCGATTGCAACAACAACGTCCTCCTCGGTGAGTCGATCAGGGAAGTTACGAGCCTTGTCGGAGAAGAACAGCACCCGACCAGCTATGGGGCTGTGTACTGCTTCCAGCCCATCGTTTGTTTCCAGCACCATCAACGGACCACGTTGCTTCACCGAGTAATTATCCGCCGGAAGAATGTGGAAACACTCCGTCAACTTCTCATCCAGACATTCCTTGGTGAATCCAATTTCCATCCGACCTTGACTGGTTTGATACCAGATATTACCACTAATATGTTTCATTTTACAAGTTCCTTTAGAAAAGCCGATGCGTATTTGTCCACTGTCGATCCCTCCAAACCCGGCGCGGTGTTACATTCCAGCACGTAACACTCATTCCGCTTTTGGTTCCAAATGATGTCAACTGCACCAAAGTCCAGTCCGAGACAGGCCACCGTTTTAACAGCCATCTCTCGCATTCCTTCTGGTTCGGTGATGTCTTCACGACAATAGACCCATCCGGTGTGATGATTACGTACCTGAAAATCGGTGTTGAAGTCGTCGGGTACGTCTTTTCGCTTTCGCTTTTCTTGCACATCGATCACTTCTCCGAAACAGACGTGGACTCGGAACTCTTTTTGCTTCTTGACATACTGAACATAGAGAGGAGCGTTGACCAACTTATCTTCGGTATCAGCAAGTACAATACCAGCACCACTATGACCACTAAGCTGAGTGCGACAAACAGCGACAACTCCATCCCTAATCCAACCTGCTGCCACAGCTCGATCGGTAGTGAAGGTGGGGATACGTACACCATCTTTATTCTCCAAAGCCCGGAAAGTACTAAGCTTATTACTTGCTAGTCTAACACTATCGCAAGAATTGACCCAACGATTAATACCAGATACCCGATCAACTCCAAGATTTGTTCTGCCGACATCGCTGTTACCCCAGTTAATAATTACATGCCACGGCTTGGGCACGAACGTTGGGTTAGGCCGATCAATGAATAGTCGGCGAATCCGGTAGTTGACCCTGTTTCCCATCTCCTGTGCCAGATTCCTTGCGGACTGACTCCCAATTTTGTACGGAAGGATCACGAGGGGTAGTCTCGGTTTCACCCGCACTGGTCGAATTGTGCTGCTGTTGGACAGACTTCTGGACTTTTGCACGCTCTTTACGGAAATCTTCGATTTCATTTTCTTTTAGCACCTTTTCAACGCAATTTGCACACATCATCCTTACAACGTTTCGGGTACCTGCCCCGTTGTTCGTGGTCACTGCCATCGTACTAACTGACGTGAAATTCTTATCCCACGGCTTAGCCTTCTGACCGCACTTCATACACGTATTGAACGCTAACGCATGCTGCCACACCAGAAACGGAGTCCGTTGTTGCTTGTGTGTCTGGGTAACAGTAGGAGTATCCATGTTACGGATATACACACTGTATCCCCCCGCTGTGTGCGTGATGAAATGCACAAACCCCACGCCGAGCTTTCCAAGGAACGTACGGGCTAAGCCTTCCGGAGTAAAAGTAGCAGGAGCAACACCGACGCAGTCAAGTAAGGGAGTGCCTGGATGATGCAGCTTTCCACGAAAGCGAAACCGCCCATTCTCTGCCTTGAAGAACTCGGTAATCTTGAACAACACCTTCTGACCACGCCGAATATCAGCATGCTCGACCTGAATCATCTTGGTATTGTTGTCAGCTACCTTGTCAATCTCTTCAACCACATTACTCTGGGTATGGCCAGCCTTTTTTTCCTCGCCACCTTTCGGCTGCGTTAATGAGCAATCGTTCGAACGAGCTATCGCTCCCTTCGTCTTTGCTTGGTCCGCCAGAGCCTTTCTCAGATCCAGAATTGCTGGTGGGACGGGCTCCGTCGCCCCGGTTCCGAAAGGGCCGAGTTCATCCTCCTCCAATTCTTCATTGGTCAGATGATCCCACCGTTGATTTGCTGCACCGTAAGTAGCACGAGAGTAGTTACTAGCAGTCCCAGTATTCCCATTCGTGCCGTGAGTAACTGGGGTAGCTTTTTTTGACAGATCAACCTTACTTGAACTGTAATGGCCCTTGTCATCAAACTCCAGCAACTCTCCCGGTTCCAGTACGTGGATGTTCTTTACCTTGTAGTTGTTACGATCCAAAGGCAAAGCCGCAATCAACGGCTCACTGGACAGCACGTAGTTATCGTCCGTTTCCAGCAAACACAACGGACGTTGCTCGTTACGGATAGCATACAGCTTCTCCTTGTCTGTGTCATACCAGATCAAGGCGAATGCCCCACGGATAGTGGGCAACACTTCCTTCGGGTCAGCACCACCAGAGAGTGCGTGGGCAATGGCGTTGGAATCTACTTCTACCTTAGCCTTTGTCAGATTGGTGTGATCGTATAAAGTACCATTGTGAACGAGGATGATGTTGTCTTCCACGAAGGGATGTGCATTCTCCGTACGAACTGCACCACGCGTGGCCGCACGATTATGGCCAATAATGATCTTACCACGTTGCACAGCACGGTTACGGAATTCGCCCCAAGCACCGCACGCAAACAGATGCATTGGATGACTAGCAACCTTGATGATTTCCGATTGCTTGTTCTTGTACACCGTGAAGGCGCCTGTGGAGTCCTTTCCACGCAGTGAATCGATCAGCAGCATCTGTTCCATCGTATCCAGATCTTTGGACCAGAAACCACCAGTTCGACGACTGATTAACCCGACCAAGCCGCACATAGTTATTTCGCCTTGAAAGTGAAGTAAGCACCCTTTTCCAGATCACGCTCAGCGAGTACACGGGATTGGGTGTCAATATTCGTGTATGCTGTTTTGACTGTGGTTACACTGGCTTCAATGTCCATCCAGTCACGATACTTCAAATGCACTGCATCATCGCCGAAGATCTGATTCAGCAATTGTTGATAGTCCGTTTCCAGCTCCATCCCTGCAATGAGCTTGCGTACTGTCGTGACTTCATTCTTCAAACAGTACTCAATCAGCTTGCACCACAGACGAATCCAGATACACAACTTCTGAACATCAAACGTCCCGTGCATGTGACGAGCTTCGATGGTACCCTGAGTCGTCAATGGCAACAGGTTCAAGCTGGTGTACTTCGACCAGCGACCAGCCACATCACGCAGAGCATACCGTTCGAAGTGATGCAACGTAGATGTTTCAACGATTGGAATGCAATAGATATTCTTTGCACGCCCCCGGCCAGTGAAGCGGAAGAACAACGGCTCGAAGCACGCATATAACATCGTGATGTTCTTCACCACATCCACAGAATATGGAAGCATGTTGAAGTGGACATGCACACTGGTACGAGGACTGAAGCAGCAATTCGGGCTGAGGAAATCCTTCAACAGATTCTGCAAAGCCTTGGGTGCATCACACGCCTTTATCGGCTGTGTAACAAATTCAGTGCCTCCATTACGAAGGCTACCATCCCCATGGGCACGCCACACAGAATCAACCTTACCCACAGCATCGTAGTTCTCTACTTCCACTTCAATACCAAGCATTTGGTCCGAAGTAATAACGTTAGTACTTGGTACTTCCAATACAGCGGCAACCTTACCCAACTCCGAGTGGCCGATATTTTCCATACCAAATACTTGGCTTACTGTTTTTGCCATATCATCCTCGTTGTTGTCAAGTGTTGCTAAAAAGTCGGCCCAGTCCAGATTTGTAGACGTCCTCGTAGATTGTGGTGATCTTGCCACCCGTATTGCACCGAGCAATAGGGTGATTCCAATGGAACACAACGTGGTCAGCAGAGCTATTAAAACTAAGACTGATGCTATAGTTGTTATCAAGTGCCACACTGCGAGCCTTTCCCCTTCGAAGCATCTCTAGTGCTTCGTAAAGTGAATAAGTCTGGTGCTTATACGCACTCAAGACTTCCTGTGCAGTAAACCGACAACGATTCCCCACAATCGCTGCTGATACATTACGCATCGTACTGTTATCCGCACAGATACCCCGACGATACTGCTTCGCCGGACGACGGACAAACGAGTATGCATCCACACCATGCTGGAAGACACCAACAGGGGGGTTCTTGAACCGTAACGCATGCCCTTCGCTACCCATATTGATCGTGAGCGAACCATACTCAAGTGAGTCTAGGAGCAGTACTCCAACCTTGTTCGCATCGTCCGCCACTCGGGCTACCTTGACAAGCGTTTCCTTTGTCTGATCTTCCATCGACAGCCACACATACGTCCCTTCGTAGCGCCGACGGAAGTCCTGAAGAATTTCAGCATTTGTCATTGACAAATCTCCTTACCAAAAGCATTGAAATACCTTGTTGATGGTCCACCTAGTATTTCCTGAACCCTATCCCAGATATCAGTTTCCAGTATCTTTTCCCATCCACCCCACCACTTACGTTGATATAGGGTGTATCTCCATCGATGGTTGTATCCCTCACGACGCTCGCTCTCTACAACTTTGTAGACAATCTTCACAGATCGAACTCCTTCTTGAGCATTGCCAGCAAACCGAGATCACTGTTGTTGATACAGTCTTGGATCATTGCAGCTTGTTCGGCGGTAAATGGTACACCTTTGCTTGCGTGTTCGATTGCACGGTCCGTCTGATCCCATGCCCAACTGATGCGTTCATCGGTTTCGATCCATGCGTTCGAAGCTGTACGATATTCGACACCGTAGGACTTGGGACGGAAGGCTCCCGCTTTACCATAGAGTTGCCGACGGTCTGCGTCCTTGTCGAATTCCAGCATCTGGCACCCGACATAGAGATCCATGCACTGTACAGCCAGTAGAGGATCAACACCATCAGGAAGGGCAATATGAATATGGCCCCCGCAACTACGCAGATTGGCATTGCCAGCGCTAGGACGAGGATTTTCTTCACCATGCCTCCATGCATTGAAGTCGGGTTCACAACCAAAAGTCTGAGCTTGCGGCGTCTGAAGTTGGTCATCATCGAACACCGCCGATGCCTTGATTGCGATGGACAGACCCAGTTCTTCTGCCTTGTTCTTGATCCAGTCCTTGTTACGATTGATGTTCTCAATGAACTGGATCTTGTTGTGACACGGAGGGATGTTGAACTCCACCGTTACATTGTCTTCCTGTACTGCATTACCGTTGTGATCGATCGGCATGGGCATATCTTTCGATCCCCCAATCTTATCAACCGACGAGATGAACTTGCCATTTGCATCGATCAAAAAAACTTCCGGGTCACAGCCTTTAACAACTCGCATCATTTTTATTCTCCTAAAGATTAAACACCGAGATACTTGCGGGTTACTTCCATGCAATATTGCACGAACTCATCTTGCGGATTGCTGCAGAATTCCGGATGGCCTTGAATTGCAATAGCCTTGATACGAGGAAAGAACACAACTTCGGGTTCTACCTTGTCTTCCATATCCTGCTGCTTGTCACCTTCAATCACGTACGTTGTACTCCGCTTGGGGCTACACCATGCCAACATCTCATATTCCGTATCGAACGGATACATCATCTGGTGGTGGACCGATGTGGTCTGGATACGTCGACCATCATTGGTTTCCATCAAATGTGTAATGCCATGATTATTAACATGCTGAATGAGACTACCGCCAGCCATTGCACAGACAAGCTGAGCGCCACGACAAATCCCAATAATAGGAATGCCTCGCTCAATTGCTTCCAGACAGGCTGTTGACTCGCAGAGATCGCGATGAGACAACGTAGCACGAGCACCAGTATAACTACTAGGGCTGGCACCATACAGAGAAGGGCTAATATCTTCCCCTCCCCAAACGACAAGAGCATCGATAGCGATTCCATCTTTGATATCCTTCGCGGTTACCAGCTTGCCCGCATTGAAGATTTGATCGAAAGGTTTAACACGCCCCGTGCCCATACCCAGATAACCAAGAGTGAGAACTTTCGTCTCAGCGATCTGACGATCTTGGATCTTAGTACTAACGTTATTATTTTGTTCAGTGGTCTGCATCGCTGTGTTCCTTTCAGTTAGATAATCTTACTACCGTTCTTCAACATGCAACAGAAGATCGTGTTGCCTGTATTAGGATTCGTGTATTCATTGATGAACACGAAGTCTTCCTGTTTCTTTACCAGATCCAGAAAAGCTTGACATTCATAGTTCTTCTTGTTCTCCTTCGGTCTCTTAAAATTAATCAAGAAAGGGCGGGGAGGCCTCCGCGCGGCCTCCAGATGGCGAATCTTTTCAAGAGCGTTAGCCCATGCATCTTTTCGATTATCTCCAAAAGAAGCAAGATGATAATTGTCCTGTGTGTTAACCACACCTGCTTCCGCCATTCTTCCGATTTCCAACAGACCACAGCAATAAGGAGTTTGAATAACCGCGAAATTAACACCAAAATTAACACCATATCTACGCGACATCTTCACGTTCCTCCTTATTAACCTTGATACGAAGTTCACCAGCATCGTTAAACTCCTTGTCAATAATTGGAGCTTCCATCGTTTCAAACACACGAACACAACTGAATACACCAAACGGACGCTTAGGTTCCTTTGATGCACGTTCCCGAGCTTGTTCAATCGCAAACTCTTCCGACGTGTATGCTTTGCTAAACTCCTTCTTCGATACCGAAGAGATTTGGAAACCATAACCACGACGCATTGGCGCGGCAGGTGCAGCAGGACGAACAGCGCCCCGTGCAAGAACCGCAAGTTCATTGTCGACGATGCGCGGCGCTCGATTACGTGCCGGCTGTGCTTCTGGCTCGATCGGTCCATCTACTTCCGGACCAAATGCAGCCACAAGCGGATCTTGCTGAATGTCCAGTGGAAGGACAAACCAAAGACGTTTCGTACTCATGTTAGGTTACTCCAGAACAATGTCTGCGATTTCGAGAGCCACGTAATCCGCAAAGGTACGTGGTGCCAGTCGATGACAGCTAACTACAACAAACGGTTTCTTAATATTTCCAGCCGCTTCCAGAGCTGCTTCGGCAATTTCAACGGGAGCGCGGGGTGTTGACAGCACTGTGATGTAGGAGTGACCCACAATACATGTTGTCAACAGATGACGGTCATATGCATCTGTGATATCAGCCACCAGCCTTCTCCTTGGGTTTCCGAACAGGTATCGTCTTACGAACTGGAACCATCTCTACATCAAACATAGTATTTAGATCCAGTTCAAAGAACTCACATTCGTCTATATCAATATTTTCCTCTTGCATACGAGATACACATTCTTCAAGAGTGTCCGCACGCACACCACGCACACCATAATCATTTTGGTGGTGAAGAACCAGAATCTGTTTCATTTAAACGGCTCCCTTACGACGTTGTTCCATCATATTGCGAGCTTCCGATACATCCACACCTTGCTCTTCAACGATGGAAATCAACAGTTCATCATCCATACACGCATGGATAACCAGAAGATCTTCGGCCCATGCACCCTCTTCCTGACCCACTTCGAACCACTTCACCGTGTACGGGAACCAGTCCACACCCTTACGCGGTGTGTAATGCACTGCGTGGATGATACCCCACTGATGGTGGTACATAAATCGCCACGGCATGGCCCAACGACGGCTAACAATCGTGCCCTTGCCATAGCCATGAATCTCGTTACGAACCAGATAATCGTTAGCATCACCGATATCCGGACTCTTGGTGCAACCATACCCTACAACTTCCGGGTAACCGTCCGGCTTTCGCAATGCGCCATCGAAATTACAGCTAGCAGTGCGGATACCTGTCTTCTCTGCGCCAGCAATATCCGTTACCGGATTCGGGGAAGTACTCATATTAGTACTCTTCTTTGGATGTTCTACTACAATCAGTTGGGGAATCTCAAAAAACACCCGGCCATCCGTTTCGTCATCGGGTTGTTCATGAGGGCGCAAAGGATTTCTTTCCTTTACTTGTCGTGCCATGGTCTAACCTACCTCCTTCAAGATCATCTGTTGCAGGTTATCGGACAGACGAAGGCCACTGAGTTGCTCGAACTTCGTGACTGTGGAACCAATCACCGATACCTTGCGAATACGGAAACGTACACGATCTTTCCAACCGTCACCGAAGAACAGATCATACACACCCCCCGGAAGGCCAACGACGAAGTCGCCATTGCTAAGGTGCTTGGTGTGACTCTTACATTGGTTCAAGCAGCGCTCAACGTATGTGGTACTCATATTATTACTCCCCCGGATAATCGAATTCAACGACTGCAAAATTAGATCCATCTTTGAGCGCAAAGCTACGCACTACCTCCGTAATACAGCTCTCAGCTTCAATTTTGTTGCTAAAAACAGGAATATCTGTTCCTCCCATCAAAGCAAACCGCCCCCTTTGCTTGTTCCAGATTGTGTATCGCTTCTCAGGAGTGATATCCACCTGTAAGATACCACTTGACAATGATGTGATCAAATAATCATGACCATCGTGCGAATACAGGAAAGCAATTACATTGGCAGAACCAAACTGGTTACTAATCAAACGGGCAGGATAAGTCTCCCCAGTTTTACTATTGATAACTACACACTTCAACTTACCCGCTTGGATCTTGGGCAAATCACTGGATTCAATATGACGATAAACACGCTTCATTTCAATCCTCCCTTTGCGAGATCAATAAACTTCTGGAATTCATCACACACCTGACCGATAAGACGGGCTTCTCCATACCTCCTCAACAACGCATGGAGTGCTTGTACATCAAGCTTCTGTGAATCGGCTACTGTATCGTAAGCCAGATTCCACAGACGTTCTTCCATCCGGGCGCGCAGCTTTCCCTCTTCACGTGCTTTTCGTTCGGCTTCGCCTTTTTGCCACTTGTCCTCTTGTTGTTTCAGCCAGATTCGTTGTTCACCTTCAGACAACTTCGTCCACCACACAGGAACCCAGTTATGGGCATGGTGTTCAAAACCAAATGAACGATAACCCGGTTGTCCGGATGCAATCCTGCCACGATCAACGACAAATTCAGAAAGATCACACTGGCCGAGATTAATCACAAACAAATGCATCAGATTCGGGCTATGGAACAGATTGGGTCGTTTATCGATCTCCTTTGCACCGAGCCTTATCAGCCAACGAAGAACAGACATTTCGTTGGTTTGTTGATTGTTAACCTGTGGAGTGGATGCAAGCATGTAATATGTCAGATGACTACCTTTTGTACGCAACCACAAAGCAAGTGCATCCTGCATATCACGGATATTACTGAAACTTTGGGACAATCCATGAATCACCTGAGAACCACAGCACTGGAACGGACCATAACCACTGTACTCATTCTTTGCACCGACGGTCAGGACTTGATGAGTACCAGTCATCAACTGACGACCATCATTTCGTTCGTTGCCGTAGTTATCCTGTGTGGAATCACTCCAACTAGCTGACAGAAACTTCGTGGGTAGGTACAGATTGCCAGAAGATGATTCCGCTATCTTCTCCGCTGCCGATGTGTACAAGGTGCGCATGTCGCGAAATGGTTGTGCTGGCTGCGCTGCTTGTGCTGCGAATTGATTCATCCTGAGTTTCCTCACTGATTTGGCGTAGGATTGCATTGATTTCATCGTAGCTGTCTTCGTTTAAAACTGCCATTGAATAGCTCCGCATTCACGACAGACGTTATAGAAAACATCGTTGGACTTGCAACACCAGCAACGATACATCATTTCTCTCCAGTAATAACGTTAGGACTCTCCGTCCGAAGATTAGCCAAAGCTCGAAACTCTTTGGCGAGTTGAATCAAAGCCTTTGCTGATGTGGAAATAACTCCACGCTGTTCATACTCATCAGCCAGTTTGAGCGCTTGCTCCGTGGTCATTTTGCTTAAACCTCGCAGAAATAGCCAGATAATCATCTTTCTCAAAATCACTGATTGCCATTGCATCAGCAGCGCTATCCGCCGCGACCTCACGTTCAATCAGGTCATAAGGAGAAACCGTATTCATACACTTAATCAACCAAGTAACCATGTAAATCAATCCTCATATTCGAAAAGATGTTCACCGAGAAGCTCATAACGCGAGTTTGCCGGACCATAATCTGACGAAAAAACAACACCGTTTTCTTTATTACGAATCAGATAAACCACCGTGGTTTTCTTTTCCGGAATCATTCGAAGATCTTCCGGTTCGTAATCGAGGAACCTTTGACCTTGTTCTACCTCAACAACGATACGACCGATCGTAGAAACGCCAACAAAATAATACGGACGCTTCAAGGGATCATTCACATGAGTGAATGGCTTACCGGCTTTTGCATCCTCAAGATTAAACGGTTTCATTTAGAAATCTCTTCCTAATGTAGGGGTACTGCAATCAATCCCATTGCAAACAACGGGTTCCGATTAACAAATTCACTGTACGTTTTGAACTCTTCATTTAGAAAAGCCTTTGCGTACTCCAGTACAGCCTTTTCAGGTGAATCAACTGCACCCATCTTGGCTAGCAAATTGCCTGAAATTGCATGATAGATATTGACAACCATGTTTAACTCCATTTCAAGAGTACCAATATTAGGACAAGTTTAGTCCCGATTTAGCACCCTCGTTTTTTGGACGTGAAAAGGCGCTAAAGCGAAACCCCTTTCGCAGAACGAGCAAATGCGAGAGGCGAGAAATAAGCTACAGCGAACTACATTTGAAACAGTTGGAGATACTACGCCACACGAATGTGTGGGTTATGGTTGGATTCCCCCATAAGCAAGGCATTGCGCTTTGCTTGTGGTATATCTTTGTTACTTATTTTTGCTACTTTGCGGAGTAGCTTGGTTATTCAATCACAGTAATAATGTTAGTACTCTCAGACTTCGGCCCTTGGTGACTAAAGACTACAAATACCTTACATATATGTGTTGTTTATTTACAACGTTATTTATTCGAGACGTAAAAAAGCAGCCCGTTTTACGGGGCTGCCTGTCCTAGTTTCCCCTCATCAATGGGGGAATTATGAGGGGTTTTGGACTAAACCCTTGTTAGCACCACACTACATTTTTGAACGATACCCAATGTCCACCACAAACACCATAGGGACCATGAGCATGTTTAACAACGCGGACGCTCCAAAAACCTGTCGGGTCGTCTTTCTCAATCCACATAAGGTTTCTAACTTGCGTTTTCATCTTTGTTGGTCCCTTTGACGGAAATCTTGGTGTACGCAATGCGAGTATCAGCACTGGCGGCGAGTGTGACTTCGAGATTATCATGATAAGCCTGTACCGTTAGGATACGAGTAGCCATATAGAAACCGATCAGGACGTGTAGCACAATCATTCCCCTAAAATGTACTAACGTTAGGACTCTCAGAGAGTCCGGCTATTTACTAACGCCAAAGCCCCGCCTAAGCGGGGTTATCTGACGTGACAAGCGGCCTTTAATGAGCGGCTTGTTCTTCAGGTACTTGTGCCATGGCGTCCAACGTAGCTTGCTCGTCAGGTTCGCTTTCCGGTTCGTTTTCAGCCAGGTTGATACTGACGTCGTAACGCTCACAAATGGCTTGCGCCAAAGCGATCATTCGCGATGTACCATGCTGCTTTTCGAGCTTTTCGAGCAAGTCAGCAACAATCTTTGCTTCTGCTTCAATGCGTGCTTGTTCTACACCCTGTTCGGCAAGTTGCGCGATACGCTGGTTATACGCAAGCAATGTTTCATCGTGGTTACGCGGCACTTGCTTCATGACGTCCAACAGAACATCCGTTTCTGCTTTTTGCTCCTTACGCAAACGAGCATTAGCGCGATCAACGTCCGTCTTTTGCGCTTCGCCCTTCCAAGTGATGCGCTTTTCATCAAGCGCTTTCTTTGCCAACACTCGCATAGCCAGATAACCCGTCGAGTCATCGTAGCCAAGCGATTCAAGCTCAGGACGGGCAAACTTGATAGCACCATACGCCGTCTGGATGACCGTGCGCATGTTCATTGCGCTTTGCTCTTTGACGCCGCGCACTTTCTTACCTTGTTCGTCAATCGGGACGCCTTTATCGTTCGTAGGACCGTCCCACTTGCTGGCGTCAAGCTCTGCTGCTTTCTTGACCATGCCATCACAGGCACCTGCGATTTGCAGCACGTCATACTGGTTATCAACCCAGCTACGAACAATCTGCATCTTCGTGGATTCACCTGCATCCGGTTTCATGAACGTGTCATACAGGTATTGACCCGTAAGCACGGTCTGTTGACCCGTTTGCGCTTTCTGGACAGGCTCCATACGCGCTTCTACTACACTCGCTGTCGCATTCATTACATACCTCTTCGAGAGTGAAAGAAAAGAACGAATCGCTTCAGTAGCGTCGTTACCATCAATCATAGAATCAATTCCCCAAACATTCAAGCCCTATCGAGAGTAATAACGTTAGGACTCTCTCAACCCCCTGTAACCCTTTCTAGTCGGATGATATGACTAGCAAACCTTACCGATCACAGGGTACAGCCGCACTACTTACCCTCAAGTATAGACCATTCCATGGACTTTGTGTAGGGCATTTTCAATTGATCTATTGGACCGATAGCCCACTTAAACCCGAATACATCACTACTTATTGACCAGTATATATTAAGTAGACGCTTAATAGGTAGGGTTTTACATTTTGTTACAATTGAAAGGTAATTGTAAGGAAAGTAATAATGTTCAGACTCCGGAAAGCAAAAAGCCCGCACAAGGCGGGCCATTGGAATACTGTTTAAACGCGTTTGAGCTAACGCATCGCGTTGGCGTTGCAACGCTCTTAACGGGGTTTAGACCGTCTCTCACCAACGAGGGTATATCCCACTATATCCGGACCGTGGAGAACGGGTTCTAGAGCCGTTTTAATGCCCTCTTTGTTGAAATCTTCCATCCACTTGTCGTACTCAATACCAGCACGGATGCATGCAAGCGCAATAAGCGCCGTAGCAAGGGAGATTACAAAAACAGCAGCAAGTAAAAACTCAATCACTTTAGACTCCAGTAATCATAGGGAAAATGTCCGATACCGCAGGACGATAGGCAAGCATAACCGATTGCTGGTCAACCCATGGCATATAGCACGCCACCAACCAAACATGATACCAACTAGCTAGTTCATTGAACATAGTTCTTTCTCCAGTTACAGGCTCAAGTATAGGTGATAACAGGAAGGTTTGTATAGGGGTAAACACCTAAATAGCAAGGTTTCAGGCGGGTACTAACGTTAGGACTTCGTCCCGCAACTATGGGTCACGTTGCTACTACATCACCTCAAGCGGGGATATCATAGGTCATTGACTAGACAAGGATTTGCCAGCATCTCAAAATCTCACACCTAAAAAACAGTCCATCTTTTTAAAAATACACTCAAATAAACGAAGAGGGGGTGGGGGGAAAACGACAGGCAGTGAAAAGCTCGAAAGCCTATTTACTATGTTTCTAGTAATTTTTGGAAGGGGAGGGGGTTACTAAAGATAGGTGAAAAGCTGGCTCAGGATGAATCGATCGACGATGAACCTGTCTCCATCCTTCGCGATCCCAAAGGGATACGCTCTTAGGTTTAAGAGGTTACTTAATTTATATCTTGGCAGAAAGAAAAGAAAAGAAGTTAAGATAAATTTCTTTAACTTCTAAAAGAAAAGAAAGAATCTATAATCTGACACATTTTAATCAATTTGTCAAGTACTTTGTAAAAATATTTCATTAGAAGCAGAAAAAGCTTGACTTTTCCCTTAAAATGATATAGACTGTGTACTCACAGTGAGAAAAGCGTTGACTTTTCCCTGGAAGTGTGGTACTGATCCACATCTTTTGAAGGAGGTGATCCTTCTATCTCGGCGTGGTACCGGCCCCGACCGTTACATCAAGACCGGACCAATTTAGGAGACAAGCAGAGATGCTCACGGACAACGAAAAGACAAAGAAACTCAGCCCACGTAGGCGAGCGATCAATGGTAAGAAGGGTTGGTGGAGTGATTCCCAGAAGATTGAGGCTGTTCAGACATATCTGATCCTCGGTTCCCTCAAACTGACCTCTGGTGCCCTGAAAATCCCCTTCGATACCTTGAAAGTGTGGAAGGCAAGCCAGTGGTGGAAGGATCTGATTGAAGAACTACGGGTGCAAGAAGATCTGCAACTCAGTAATCGACTCAAAAAGATCATTACCAAGTCGTACGATGTGCTGGAAGACCGGCTGGATAATGGAGATTTCGTATTTGACCAGAAAACGGGTGAAATGCGCCGTAGACCGGTCGCCATGCGGGATGCACATAAGGTAGCACTTGATCTCGTCCAGAGCCGTGAGCACCTCATAGACCGTCATTTTGAGGGTCAATCAGTAACA